GTGTTTATTAATAAAAAGCATCCAAAAGATATTGACTTAACTTATATTGAACATTTAATTTTTGCCTGGAGAGATAGTCTATTATTGATTGTTATGGTATTCGTTATGTTCGACGTATTTCCAACATATTTGAAAAAAAGTAATAAAAAGATTAGAAGTATCAGTGGAGTAATATTGTGGGACAATTTGACGGAAAAATTAATGCTGAATTTACACCACCTAAAACGTGGGTGCTAAATAAAAGTTTATCGTTTATTAGTAACAAATTAACTAGTAAACAAATTAGATGTTTAGAGGTGGTAGGCGCAAATATAAATAATTTAACAGGTAAAATTACCTGTGAAAAAGGAATGAAAACAGACCTAGCTTCTGTTCCCCGTATCTGTTGGGCTTTTATCGCTCCGTGGGATGTAGCTCGTGGTGCTGTTATTCACGATCACCTTTATGCTAGTTTAAGAAAATATTATCACGGAAATAATTTTCATAAACCTACTTGGAAAAAAGCAAGGGCAATATCCGATAAAGTTTTTTTATTAGGAATGAATTCTGCGGAACCTCCAGTTCCTAAATGGAAAAAATATGCTGCATATTACTCAGTTCGTCTTTGTGGTGGCAAATCTGCCTCTAAAAATGCAGATTAATTAAAATAGTTATTAAGAAAGTGAGGGAATTTATATAAAGGAACGGTAATTATTTACTCTTATGGAAGCTTTTACATTAATTGCGGATCTTGGCTTTTCTGTGGCAGCTGTAATAGGCGGTGGGTTTTTTATCATTTTGCTTTTGAAATACATTTTAAATTCTGTTGTTAGTAGCGTACAAACTTTAAACATTATGATTAAAGCTCTTGATAATAGAGTAAAAACTATTAATAATGAAATAGTAAGGCTTGACACTTTAGTGTGTTCTGCTTTAGGTATTAAACCGGATGTGAGAAGAATATCAGCTGCAGATGGTAAAGAAGACGCCAGGAAAGATTGATATGGATATGGCAGAATTGATTAATCAATATGGGGTACCTATTGTGGTTGCAGTTGGTATGTCTTACTTTATCTATTTTATATGGAAGTTTGTTACAACAGAAATACTTCCTAAACTAAATCAAGCAAAGACTACATTAATAGCCTTGATTGATAGAGTTAGAATGTTGGATAATGATATGATAAGACTTGATCAGAAAATAAATACAATAATAGAATTGCAAAAAAAAGCAAGAAAGAAATAATAACTAATGATGGATATGCTTGATAGAATGTTCGGAGACACCCTTTGGATCTGGACAGCGATTGTAGGTAGTGTCTTTGGTGCTATGTTCGTAAAATATATGCGAGACACTAGAATCGGATTATGGCTTTATGGTAAGTGGGATTTTTTCTTAGATTATATTCGTGATAGATATGGGTGGACATGGTTTAATCAAGACGCAGATGCGTGGAAAAAAATAAATCCTAATATTGCAAGAAAAATAGATGACCTTGAGAAAAGGATAAATAAATTAGAAAATGAATAGTCTTTTAAATCAAGAAACACTTAAATTAACAGAACTTTTAATGCCTTGGATTACTATTTTAATTTCTTTAATAGTAGCTCTTTGGTTAAAAGATTTTTCTATTAAATTTATGCAAGGTCTCAAATTCAGGATTAATCCTGCATTTCGAGAAGGAGATCATGTTTATTTAGATGGAGAATATGCCAATATAGTTAAAATTGGTTTAAGTACTACTGTATTTGGAATAATGAATGGAAGAGGTTATGTTTGGAGATATGTTCCTAATGAACGAATTCCATTTTTACGTTTAGAGAAAATTATTAATAGTGAATTACATATGGATAGTGTGAGTGAAAAAGCAAAAAAACTTCAAAACATAATTGATTCTGGACAGAATGAAAAAATTAGTGATAATAAAAAAAGATTAGATCGTATGGAAGATAAATAATGTTTTCTAAACAGGTTATTGTTTTAGTAAATATTTCTTATTGGATGCCAGATTATAGTAATATAATTCAAGAATTTACTTGGCAAACAGGAGATATTTCTCCTACTTATCCTAAAGTGCATAATTTTTTATATTATTGGAAAGATAATATAGATGCAGTTATAAATGATGTTATATTATCAACTTCTACTTTTCATACTTATAGACGTGTTGATTTTGATTGGAGATTTTAATGAGTGACGAAAAAGTAACTATTGTTAATGTAGACAGTAGTGGGCATAAAGAAGAAAAAGTAGAACAAGGTTGGTATAACAAAGTATCTTCAGAACGGATTGATAGATGGCGTGTTGTACCCAGAGTTTTAATGTTACTATACGGATTAGCCTTTTATCGGGGAATGAATTGGTTTATGGAATTAGAAAACCCCACCTTAGAACAGGCAGGGTTTGTTTCTACATTAGTGGGAGCCGGAGCTGCTTGGTTTGGGTTATATGTGGGATCGGGACATAGAAAAAAGGATTAATAAAAAAAGCCCCTAAATAGGGGCTTTTTTTATGGGGCATGATACCTAGATTCGTTGGCCCATATCCACCAATCATGGTCTAATAAGGTATAACCTCTATTAATAAGACATATTGCGGTGCTTCTATTTTTTTCATTGATTACCAGTACTTCCTAGTCCCCCTCTTTTTAATGAGAGTTTTCTTTTCATTTCATCTGCCAAGCTTGCAGCTTTAGCCGTATCGTCTTGAATAGTAATTGTTTCTGAAACTGCATCTACATATGTGAAACTTACTTGTGGAATTTCCCTAAAACAGGCTTGAGCAATTCTATCTCCTGGTTGAATATGAAACCCGTCGTAAACATCACAATTATATAATATAACTTGAATCTCTTTACGATAACCAAAATCCACAGTTCCAGGAGTATTTAATACTGTAACCCCATGTTCTGCTGCTAACCCACTACGAGGTCTAATCTGCATTTCCCAATTTGGTTTACTAAATTCTACATGAATTCCTGTTGGAATTGTAGTATGCCCAGTGGGTAATAAAGTTATTGCTCTATCTATACAAGCTCGTAAATCAAAACCTGCATCATAAGGAAATTGTTGGTTTAATTCCCATTTAATTTTTAATGACTCCTCAAGTTGTTTAGCTAATTCTGTTTTTTGAATTTTAACTTCTAAATTCGGCATATTTGTTTAATCCTTTCCATACTTTTTCACCATCTTTTCCTGCCATAATTGCATTTCTATTATATTTTGTTAAATTAATCATTTGTTCATTACGTTCAAGTAATTTTTTACTTTGATTAAGATTTTGAATATATTTACTTTTTCCTCTAACTGGTAATGCTTTAATTAAATCTGTTAAATTTTGATATTTTTTAGCGAGTCCTTGTGCCCTTTTGGGACCAATTCCTTCTACTCCTATTATGGCATCACTTTTGTCTCCCTCAATATATCGAGATAACAAATATTCATTAGGAGTTATTTCAAAATTATCTTGTAAGTATTCTAAATCAATTTCTTTACGAGAGAAAATATTAAAAATACTAACATTCTCGTTTACTAATTGATATAAATCTCTATCACTGGAGATAATCCACGTATGTTCATACGATTCCGATAATTTAAGAGCTAAAAAAGTCATTAAATCATCTGCTTCAATACCACGATATTTATGTTTGTCATACGATAATTCATCGTAAATAGTATTAAGACAATCAAAAAATTCGTGGTATTTTTGTATCTCTTCTTCATCTGTGGGTTTTTTTCGTGTGCTTTTATAATCGTCAGAGATATTCATTCGGTAATAACTCTTACCAAAATCAAAACATACTATAACTCTACTAGCTTTATAGCTGTTTCCTAAACTTTCAATAGTTCTAACATAATCTTCTTCAAAGTGGTTATAATTTCTACGCTGTATCCAACGATATGCTAAATTATTTCCATCGATAATTAAAAGATTGTTCTTTTCTCCTAACTGATCTTGCACAGCGGCTAGATCATTCCAGCCTTTAGCATCAGTCATTATTTAACCTTTCATTTTTATTATTATACCATGAGTTATGGCATTAGTCTACCTTTAAGTTAAGTAACTAACCCATTATGATATACAGTTTTTCCATTTTCTTTATTAGCTGTTAATACTTGTTTACGATTTTTTTCTCTACTATAGGAGCAATGAATCCATCCTGAGTTTTGATCTCCTGAAGTATAAAATTCTAAAATGAGTTGATCGAATTCGGGAATAAAACTTTGTATCCATTCTGCTAATTCATAATTATCTAACCCTGTGATTTCAAAATCAGCGGCTTCTCCTTTAGAATGTTGAGATTTACTTGAACCTCCAATAGCTGCATTTAACTTTGCACTTCGATACCCAGAAGTAACTCGAATTGGTTGACCTTTAGAGTCACGAATAGGCTGTAGAACATTTTCTACTAAGGCTTTTAGATTTTCTAAATGCTCCTCAGTAGGTTGATTGGATATTCCTTGCCTAGCAGCTGTTTGACTCTTAGTTAACTCATTTAATGAAAAATTTTCTGATAATTTCATTTTAATTTCCTTTCTTGTATTCCATAATCCAGTCTTTTAATAACCCCATTTTGAAATAAAATTCAAAACATTTAATTTCTATTTGATTTTCAATAGTTAGTTCATCACTCCAACAAACATAATCTTTTGACCTATTCCACCTATAGATCAATAATGGTTTCTTTTTCATTACTTCAGCTTCTCTAATACATTGTGCCCAGAATTCGTAAAGATCAGAGGATTTTGCTGTTAATAATCCATTCCAATTTACCATTTTATAATGTTTACATTCAATACAATAGGGCCACCCTGCAGTATCAAAGGGAGTCCATAAATCCCCTTTTAAATACTCGAGTGACCCACTTAAAGGCATCCGTTTAAATTCAATATCTAATTCTGCGGTTAATAAATCACGTATTTTTGCTTCATATGCTGATCCTTTAATTTTACTTCGGTTCACCATTATTTTGATCTTTCTTTTTAAAGAACTTAACTAAGTCAGTATACCCTCCGATATGGATACCGTTAAGCACTATTTGAGGAACTTGTTTAAATATAACCCCTAATTCTTCAACCGCTTCTCCTTTGGTAATTTCCACCCCTATAACTAATTCTTGGAAAGTAATTTTTCGTTCAGTTAAAACTTGTTTAGCTAACTCACAATAAGGACACAGTGGTGCCGTATAGATAATTGCTGACATTTTAATGTGACCTCTCCCCATTGAAAACGCATATAAATTCTATCGGCTTTCCAGTTTTATTATGAACTCGGTGAAAGTCATTATCTTCAATTAGAACTATTGACCCAGTAGTAACTTTTTTTATTGTCTGAGTGTTTTCATGTTCAATTTCCATAAGAGCATCTCCTTTAATAAATATATATACTTCTTCTTGCCCTTTATGTCTGTGACCTGTAGTACTTTTATAAGGTTTTAATATAGTTTTACTTACAATTAGTTGATGTAAATTAGTATTATCATAGACTTCATATATATCATCTTCCTTAGCTAATTCACCTTTAATATTCCAGTTATTATAAAAATATGACATTATTTTATAAACTAATTCCTTTAAATGTATCATTTGTAATATCTTGTTTAATTCCGCCAATAACGTAAGATTCAATTTCTGTTTCTTGTGGTGCATTTTGTAACTCTCGGGAATTCAACCAATGTTGAGTCCATGGAAGAGGGTCATTTCTAACTGAAATATTATAAATTGGTTTTAAATTAATTGCTTTCATTCTTTTATTAGCTATCCATTCGACATAATCACTTAAAAGTTTATCATTTAACCCTACCATTGAACCATCTTTAAAAAGATATTCAATCCATCTTTTCTCTTCTTTTACTGCATCATCGTACATAGTATATACCATGTCTTTTTCTTCTTCGATTACTTCTAACATTTCTTCATCATTTTCATTTGTTCTATAGTTTTTAATTATATGTTGTGTAATAGATAAGTGTTGAGATTCATCTCTTGCTATAAAAGATATAATTTTAGCAGATCCTTCCATTAATCGTAATTCTCCAAAGGCAAATGTACACGCAAATGATACGTAAAATCTAATTCCTTCTAAAATATTAACATTAATTAACGCTCTCCAGAGTTTTCGTTTAAGAGTTTTAGTGTCTGTTTCTAGTCCTAGTTGATACCTATGTGCAAAGTTAATGAAATCATCATATGCTGTGGTAACAGATGCTGCTCGTTCTAAAATCATTTCATTTTCTAAAATAGTATCAAATATTTCAGAGGGGTCAGGATAAAGATTTTTTATCATATATGTGTAAGAACGTGAGTGTAGTGTTTCAAAGAAATCCCATACAACAATACAAGCCTCCAACTCTGGTAGTGAACAATATGGTAAAAATGCAAAAGCAGGTCCTCTTCCTTGAACTGAATCAAGAAGTATTTGATATTTTAAATTTGATGTAAAGATAAATTTTTGTTCTGGTTGTAACTCATTAAAATCGTTTCTATCTTTTTGAAGAGAAACTTCCTCTGGCCTCCAAAAATAACTTAATTGACTTTGAGTGAGTTTATCAAAAATTGGATATTTAAAATTATCATATCGTTGTGAATTTAATTGTTCTCCGAAAAACATTGGCTGTTTTGTAAAGTCAACAGGATTTGGATTAAAAACAGTTTTCATATCGTGCAACTTTCACAATTTTCGGAAGGTACAACTATTGTTTCCATGTCAAATTCATCCTCGTCTTCATCTTCATCTTTTTTAGAATCATAAGTATTTTGATAATATGAAGTTTTCCATCCATATTTATATGTATTAACTAAATCTGTTGCCATTGTACTCAGCGGAATCTCATTATTTTCATAATGTTCTGGATTATAACTCCAGTTACCACTAATAGCTTGATCAAAATACTTTTGTATTGCGGCTACAATTTTATTATATCCTTCATTAGTTTTCATATCCCATAACAATGTATAATAACTTCTCAAGTGATAATAGCCCGGAACAATCTGTTTAAGAGGCCCCTTTTTCGATTTCTTAACTGACAAGAACCCCCGTGGTGGTTCGATTCCGTTTGTGGCGTTCGACACAACCGAACTGCTCTCCGATGGCATTTGTGTGGACAGTGTACTGTGCCGTAGTCCGTGGTTTCTAATGCTCTCGCGTAAACTATTCCAATCATAATTTAACTCCGGTGATAGAAATTCATCAATTTCTTTTTTATATGTGTCAATAGGTAATATTCCTTTTGCGTATTTTGTTTGATTAAAGGCTTTACATGGTCCTTTTTCTTTGGCTAATTCCATACTACTTTTTAATAGATTGTACTGAAAAGCTTCTGTTAGTTCATTTACTAATTGCCATGCATGTGGGTCGTCGTATTTAACTTTATTTTTAGCAAGATAATGTGCTAGTCCTATATAACCAATTCCAAGACTACGTCGAGCTTTTGTTGATTCTTCTGCTGCTTTAACTGGGTAATCTTGATAATCAATAATTTCCTCTAAAGATCTAACTGCTAAATCGCAAAGTTCTTCTAAATCTTCTAAAGAACTTAATTTACCAATATTAATAGCTGATAAAATACATAAAGCAATTTCTCCATTAGAATCATCAATGTGTTGAATCGGTTTTGTTGGAAGAGTAATTTCTTGACATAAGTTACTCATATATACCTTATCTGTAAATGAACTATGCTCATTTACATGATCAATATTCATAATATAGATACGCCCAGTTTCGGCTCTCTCTTTAAGGATTGTCATAAATAGTTCTCTTGCAGAGATTGTTTTTTTATCTATACTTTTATCTTTTTCATATTTTTTGTAGAGAGTATCAAATGTTTCATTGTAACCAAACGTTTTATATAATTCTGGAACATCATGTGGACTAAAAAGTGTTATTTCTTTATCTTCAATAAATCTTTCATAAAATAATTTAGAAAGTTGAATTGAATAATCCATTCTTCTTACTCTATTATCTTCAGTTCCTTTATTATTTTTTAGAACAATAATATCTTCTATTTCTTTATGCCAAATAGGAAAATGAACAGTAGCATTACCACCTCTTACTCCATTTTGTGTACAACAACGAACTGTTGATTCAAACTTTTTAAGAAAAGGAATAACACCAGTATGCTGGACTTCACCATCTCTAATTTTAGAGTTTATAGCTCGAATTCGGCCAGCGTTAATTCCTATACCTGCTCGTTGAGCTGTGTAATATCCAATAGCACTATCACTACTAAATATACTTGATAAAGTATCATCAACGTCTACTAATACACAACTTGCATATTGTTTAATTGGAGTTCTAACTCCCGACATTACTGGAGTTGGTATATTAATTTTAAAAGTTGAAATAGCATCATAATATCTTTTTACTAAATTTAATCTAGTTTCTTTAGAATAATTGCAAAATAAAGTTGCTGCAATCATCATATACATATATTGAGGAGTTTCATAAATTTGTCCTGATGATCTATCTTGAACTAGGTATTTATCCATGACTTGTCTTAGACCAGCATAAGTAAAATCAAAATCTCTCTTGTGTTTAATATATGAATCAATTTTTTCTAATTCCTTTGCAGAATACCATTGACTTATATTTTTATCATAAACTCCTAATGTAATATTCTTCTCAATTAACTCATTTAAGGGAATATACTCAAATTGTCCAAATACTTCTTTTCGCAAACCGAATAAAAGCAGTCGCGCAGCAACATATTGATAATTTAGATTTTCTAAATCAATTAAATCTGCTGCACTTCTTACAAGAATTTGTTGAATATCGCTTGTTTTAATTCCATCGTAAAATTGAATATCACTATTCATTTCTACATGGGACGCACTGACGCCACTTAAACCTTCACACGCTTCGCTAGTCATCACATGAATTTTTTCTAAATGAATTAATTCTTTGTGACCGTTTCTTTTAATAACGTGTATAGCTTTTTCTGTCATTTGTAATCCTTACTCTAAACAACTAATGTTGTTATCTTTTATAATAGTGATTTTATCAATTAATGGGTGTGTAAAATCATGGGAAATAAGAAAAATATTTAAATTATCTTCTTCTTGTAAGATATCAATTAATTTTTCTTTTCCAGCCTCGTCTAAAACACCTGTAATTTCATCTAAGAATAGAAGATTTATATAATTTCCTCCAATTTTAGATAAAACATTACGAATTGCTAATAAAATAGCAGTTTGAATTCTACTAAATTCTCCTCCAGAAACTGTTTCTATTGGTGATTCCTGACCATTATTAACGACTACAATATTTAACTTTTCTCCAGTTAAACGAAAAATAACTTGAAACTGCCCATCTGATAAATCTGATAGATAATCGTTGATAACAGCTTCAAGTTCTTTAGTTAAGTTCTCAAGTTTAAATGCTACAATTCCAGTTGTACTAAATGCTTTTCGTAATATATTAAGATTTTTAATTTTTGATTTAAGATTAATTATATCATTACTTAATAGCTCTTGTCTAGCTAAAAAATATCTTTTTTGTTCAATTAGGGTGTCTACTTTAGTATTGTGAGTTTTTATTTTTTCATTATATTCAATAGATTCTTTTCTTTGAGTTTCTTGAATTTTTAACTCATCTTGTAATATTTGTACTTCATTTTTTAATGTATTAAAATCAGGATATTCTGTAGGTATAGTGATATCTATAAACTGGCTAAGTTGTTCAAATTTTTCAATAGCCTTTTTATTGTTTTCCCAGTGTTTGATCTTATTTTCGTATTCTTTAATATTACCCTCTATTTGAAGTAAATTCAGTGTTAAATCAGACTTTTTTGATTTACTTTTAAATAAATCTTCTTCTAAGTTATCTTTTAAATGAATTGATTGTGTATTATCGATTGATTGCCCACAAGTATAGCATTTGTCTGTTATATCTAAATTAGATAATGACTTTTTTATATTTTTTTGATGTATAGAAAGTGACCTTACTTCTTCATTTATTTCTTGCTGTTGCTGATATATGTGGTTAATCTTAGTCGGTTCTGATAAAGAAATATCAAAATTTAATTCTTTACGTTCTCCAATATATAAATTATTTTTATCAATTCTCTTACATAAAGATTCATATTCAGTAATTTTATTTTGTGCACTAGCTAATTGATTTCTTTTTTCTTCATCAACTATAGGTACTTCAATTAAAGACTTTTTATCTTCTATGAGAACATCATTTAAAAAATCTTTTACACTTTTTAATTCTCCATCTAATTTAAAAGACTCTTTTTCCGATTCTGAAAGTTTTAATTTGATTACTTCCCCAATATTTGGATATTTTTCAAGGTTAAATAAGTTGATTAAAAACTTTTTTCTATTGGTATCGGTAGCTTTAAGAAAGTCTAATAAATCAGTACTACTTTGATAGGTAAGTTGTGAAAATATTTCAAAATCGAGACCAATAAGTTCTTGTATTTTTTTATAAGTATCTGGAATTTTATGTTCAGTTAAATCTATTGTTTTTGTATCGGTTTGTTCAAACAGTTTTACTTTGCTTTGATTCTTAGTTCTTTTAACTTCAACGACATAATTTTTATTTTCAACTGTAAAGTCTAGTTTTCCTGACCAAGTATCTTCTTTTACATATCGATTAAGAATATCTGCCTTTTTTATACCTTTAATATTTTTACTATAGAGTAATTCTTGCAAGACAAGAGCGATAGAAGATTTTCCACTTCCATTTGGGGCAGTTAATTGTGTTATTTTATTAGAACTTAGGTCAATTTCATTATTTTGACCATAACTAAACATATTATTGATAGAAAGTTTATTTAAAGTAATCATTGAATGTTTAACTCTTGAAATTCTGTTATTACCGCATTGGTATCATCTACTTTAATATATTCTAAATAAGCTTTTAATTCTTCCATTAGAGATAAATCTTTTAATTCTAATTTAGAGGATTCTTCTGGTTTAAAAGCTATTTTTTTATCTAATTGATCATGATTAGAAATTTTTGATAATTCGTCAATACTTCCTGTAATTTCATAGATAACATGATGATAATCATCTTTTTGCATAGATTCATCTGCTTTAATAGTTCTACGAAGAAGTTTAGGTAATTTTAAATCAATAAAATCAACAGAATAATCATTAATTGTATTAAAATTTATAATATCTACTCCATATTGTCTTTTTTCGTCTCTGTCAAAAGACACATTTAGAGGGCTACCAGGATAGTAAGCTGGATAATCCAAGTAACGATGATTAAAGTGTAAATCGCCCAAAAGTATGAGTTTCCAGGGACGAAGCTTTTCAAAATCGTACTCAGGAGTGATGTGCGGAGGTACTTCTCCTCTAATATGCGTAACCAAGATATCATTTGGCATAGGCTTAGGCAAATTATTTGTCTGCATTTCTCCATAAGGAAAGAATTGAAATCCTTGACTGAGAATGTCTTTACGGATATTTTGAGTAATAATTTCCACATTTGAATTTTTAATAGCATTATCTTCATGGAAATGCGATAAAAAAGTATAACCCTTTTTAGTTGCTTCATGATTTCCTGGTATGATAAATGTGGGAATCGAGGTTGAATTGATATAACTTAAAAATAAACATATTTCATCTGGTTCGGGTTTTTTATCAAACACGTCTCCTGCAATAATATGAATATCACAATCTTGTTCTAATTCATATAATTTTTTGTAAAATAATCTAAAGCGATTAGCTTGCCAATCGCTTGGAATTTTTTTCTTATGAAGAGCAATATGCCAGTCTGCGGAAAGTAAAATTTTCATAATTCTAATTCTAGAAGCAACTCTGATGTATTAAAGTTAGCATGTTCGTGGGATTCATGCTCATGTACAAAACGGTATCCTAAAAATTCGGGGTAATCTTTCCAAAGAGCTTCTAAGTTATTTGTTTTTGGAAAATCTTCGTCACCTGTCCAATAATTATCGTTTACAAAAAAAGCGTTAACTCCATTAGAATGAACTAAAGAATAAGATTTTGACCGTGCAAGATTGTAAAATGCTTTTAAACTCGCCCCATGATAAATGTTATAAGGGCCAGCATCCCAAAAATTAGGATCGTATTGAATAACTTGGTCAACATTAACAGCTAAACAAGCATTATACTCACAGACAAAAGCCCTAACTTCATAATAGTTTAAAATTTCATTAAGTATATACCAATCTATTCCATCAATATCAAGAGAAAAATAGTCAAATTTATAAGGTACTTGATAAGATTGTAAAATTGAAATAATATTCTCTTTATTAACCATATGCTTATGAAGATTGATTAGTGGGTTCTCATATTTGGCATCAATTTGTATTCCTGTCCATCCACGTTGCTCTCTTAGAAATCGTGTATTGCACTCACTACCATCTTGAGTCCCAATTTCAACAAAATATTCATTATTTGTGCCTATTTTTGTAAAAATATAATCTGTTATTCCATCTTCTCCAAATTGAGAGAATACTTTATTTTCATATTTATCTAACATATTATTGTGGTTTTGGACCGTTTACGGCTCCCCAATTAAATATTTTATTAACATCACCTTCAAAAGTATAACTACCTACATGATTAAGTTTTGTATTGGGGTCAAGCCAAATTGAACCCCCTATTTTTTGCCATCGACGACAAAATGTATAATCTTCAGATAGATATCTATTATCATCAGGATCGTGAATGGTATCAAAAAATGAATAACAATATTGATTAAATTTAGGGTCAATACTACTATCATTTAAATAAAATAATTCTGGGTATCCTTCAATCATTTTATCTACTACTTCACGTTTCATTAACCAGAATCCAGTACTAGCATCAAGTACTTCGACTGCTCCCATATCAACTTTTACTTGAGTTTTTTCTTTATCAGCAAATTTTAAATTAATAGCATAGTCTACTGGTAAAGTTTTCTTGGGATAGGCTCCTGTAATTAACTCTTTATCCATAGCTAACATTCGTATCACTGACTCTGGTTCAAATTCAATATCAGCATCAATGAACATTAAATGAGTGCATTCTTTAGCTTCTAAAAACATAGCATTTAGAATATTACGTGCTCTTGGAACTAAACTTTCGTTTCTAAGAGTTGTAATTCGAAAATTAATATTATACTTAATAAGCTCTTGAGTTAGCCTAAACATGCTTAAAAAGTATTGGTCGGTAATTTGACCTCCATAACAGGGAGTGGCAAAAAAGATATTATTTTTTCTAATAATATCCATATCAATAACAACTTGCCCATTTTCAATTTTTTTAAATGCTCCGCCTACTGGTTGTTCAATTACGGGAGCAGTAGGTATAGCAGCAGTTGGGGAGGTCGTAGCCTCCCCAATTTCTTGTGCTTGCCCAGTAGCTTGTGCTAACTCATTGAGCTTATATTTTTTCATTTAATCTAGATCCTCTGCGGTTTCAGTTGGCACAAAATCGTCTCCTGTAGAGGAGGCAAAAAGTGCAGTATTTTCGAGCATCCACTTTTTTTGCTCTTCATAAGTTTGTCGCTTATAAATACGACCAAGATCAAATAATTCGGCTTTTTGTTCCTCTTCGGTAAGAGCCGTGCTTGCTCTTGCAGGTAAACAAGTATACTTAACATTTTGAGGAAGTGGACCTGTTTTTTCTTTCTTTATTGTAATGTCATAACCAGTTTCGGGGTGTGCGGGATTCCCATATTCTGGATTAGACGCAAAATCTACAATTTGACGATAAATAGTGCTTTTCAAGTCAAAAATCTTAATTTGACCATCATTTCTATCAATTATGTTACAGATATATGCAAATTGCGGTTTGTCACTAAAAACATCCGCTCCTAATTCTTTAAAAGGATCTTCATTAGTGTCTACAAATTTTTCTTCTTCGCGTACAAATCGTAGACACTCTAAAGGCATTCTTTTTCCTTCTGTAGTAGTAATCCAGTAAACATAGCGAGGCATTACTTCCCCTACCAGTCTAACTTTAGTTTCCCCAATGGGGAGAGTTAATCGTTGAATTTCTCGTCGTTCTCCGCCACCTTGTGACGGTGCTTTAGCTTTATCCCAAGCTACCATAGTATTTCTCCTATTCTAAAATGAATTCCAATTTATCAGTTCGTTCTTTGACGAATGTATTTTTCCAATGTTTGGAAGATACATAATTCTTTGGAATGTAATGGTTTGTGTTGGTTATTGAGCGTTTACTCAATAAATAAAGATATTCTACTTTATTATTAGGGTTTATTGTAGTAAATAAAAATTCCTTATCTTTAAAGTAGCTTTGTTTATCTTTACATTTATAAGCACTAAAAATAGAATTATTTTTTAATGCCTTTAATTTGCGAGTTCTAAATAATTGAAAGTCTATTTTATTAATAAAAAGTTTCTTCATTAATTGTTGACTTGAACTAGCAATAATATTATTATAACCTATAGTTAGAGCATGTGTCAATATCAAGATTGATTCAGGTTGCCCTTCACTGTCTACCCATAATTCTTTCCAATTAAAATAATACATAATTTAGTAATAAGGATCAACTTCCGAATCTGGGTCATCTATTCCTTCTACTAATTTTACTTCTGGAAAATAATGTTTAACCATATTTTCTACACCCATTTTTAATGTTGCACTTGACATAGAGCATCCACTACAAGCTCCTCTTAAGAATAAATACAGAATTCCATTATCTGCATCCCATTCTCTAAATTCTATGCGCCCTCCATGCATAGCAACTTGAGGATTAATCTTAGATTCAAGTAAAATTTCTATTTCTTTTTCTAGTGAAGATTTCTTTTTTTTTTTCAATAAATTCATAATATAAATCCTTTTTCTTGATACCAGTTTAAGCGATTAAGTTGTTGTTTGTGTACAATTGCCCCTCGTAACTGAAAATCTCTTATTAGAGGATGTTTTTTATCTGGATGTTCTCTTAAAATACGCCCTATACGTTGTTCTAATTTAATAGGATTATTACTTGGGCAAGTTAAGTATAAAGTATCGAGTCTGTGACAACTTATTCCTTCATCAAAAATTTTAGTTGAAAGAATAGCTTTATATTTAGTTCCCGCATTTTTTAAAATATCTTTTCTATCTTCTTCTTTAGTTTCCCCAATTAATAAAACACTTCCTTTAATTAGCTTTTGCAAATTTTTTAGCATATTTACTCGTTCTGATAAAATTAACGGACATCTTCCATTAGCAATATCTTGGGTAGCAACCTCACTAATAAGATTTACATATTCATTTCTTTCGGTAAGTTTATTTAGTTGCCGACTCCAATCTCTTTTCGGGTCGAGAACATTGAAAGGAATATCGGTATTTACTAATTCTACTAAAGGATTATCTTTTTTAATTAAATCTTGAGCATAAATAATAAATGGAGTAAAATAGTCTTTTAAAACAATATGTTTTCCATCTTTTCTTTTGGGTGTAGCAGTAATAGCTATTTTAATTTTACAATTAATATTATTAAGAGCGGTGGAAAATAATTCAGCAGGACATAAGTGAGCTTCATCAACCATAATCATACTAAATTTATTATTTAATAATGCTAAATTATTATAAACGCTTTTATAAATTCCTACTGTAATCTCTTGAAGATTAAACTCCCCATCACCCACTGTTCCTATAGGAATATTAGGTAATTGTTTTTGTAATTCTTCTTGCCATTGTTTAAATAAGAGTTTGGTGTGAACCATGATTAAGGTAGGTAAATTAGCTCTAGCTATTATGTTACATCCTACATATGTTTTGCCCCATCCACAAGGAGCTTGAAAGAGTCCACTTGTTATTCGTCCTTTTCGTTTAAAAAATGCGTCAGATACTTTTTGTTGCTCTGGTCTAAGCTGACCTTTAAAATTAAATTCAGTTTCCGATTCTTTAAAATTACGTTGGTCATCATATTGTATTAAATTTAATTTGTGGTAAGCGTTACTTGGGATAGTGTATAGTTCACTTTCTTTGTCATAATCAAACCATTCAAATATGTCTTTGTCAATAATTTCTCTAAATTGAGACTCAAAACGTGCAGGATCACTTATATCTTTCTTAAAGATATACATTTTATCTTGTAAAATTGCGTTTTGAATTTTTATTTTATCAATCATGTTCTAAAAATTGTCGTAATAGGGCTTTTCTTACTAATAAACCATTTTTAATTTGTTGGAAATATTTTGCACGAGGGTCACTATCGAATGCAATAGGTAATTCTTTTCTTCGTGGTAGAGGATGAAGTACAAGAGCTGTATTAGGTAGCTTATTTAATTCTGATAAAGAAAGTTTATACTCTTCTTTTGACCCTCTTTCTTCTTGAACTCTTGTCACATACAAAACATCCGTTGTAGATGCATAAGGTTCGAATTGAGTTGCTTCACAATCTGTAGGTTTCAAGTATTCATCAGGTAATTTTAAACTAGGAGGGCTAATTAAATTAATTTGAACATTAAATAATCTTAAAACTTTAACTAAACTATGGGTAGTACGTCCATTTTTTAAATCTCCCATTAAAGTAATAGTTAATCCATCAATATTAAGTTTTTCTTTCCAAATAGTATATAAATCTAACAGTGTTTGGGTAGGGTGTTCCCCTATTCCATCTCCTGCATTAATAATAGGAACTTGGGATACTGAGGCAGCTTTTTTTGACGCTCCTTTTTTTCCATGACGTAGAACAATTAAATCAACATAACTACCTATGGTTCTAATAGTGTCTTCTAATGTTTCCCCTTTAGTTACACTTGAATAGGTAACTTCATTAATAGGTAAAACAGAATATCCTAATTGAGTGGCTGCACTATGAAAGCTAGCGCTTGTTCTGGTTGATGGTTCATAAAATAAAGTAGCAATTTGACCTTTTTTATAATAACTTGTTTCTATAAATCCATATTCTTCTCTAGCTACATTTTCAAAAAGAGAATGTAACATGTCATAGTTATACTGATCTATAGAAAGCAAATGATTCATTTTATAGGCCAGACATAGGGTAAAAATGTTTGCATTATATTTTAATTTCCGTTATATGTTTATGTTCGTGTGTAAATTCTCTAACATACCATGTATGATTTATATTAACTAATAACGCATATAAATCTTGAGATTTAAAGTCGTCAATCATATAAGGAATTTCAAAAGGATAGGAAATTCCGTCAATCCATAGTAAATTATCGTTTTTCTTTTTAACTTGTGCTATTTGAGCTTTAAATTTTTGTTTACGACCTAAATTAAAACTTTTTCCGTCTGAATCTAATCCCCATTTTATTTTATCAATTGATTTAATAAGTTGAGATAAGGAAGTAAATGTAGAGTCAAAGACTATTCTAGTCTGAGGATGTATAGCATCTAGTTCTAATAATCTTTCTGCATACTTTTTTCCTACCAAAGAGATATCATCTAAGATATATGTTTTACCGTATTTAAATTTAGTTAAAATAATAGAGGTATTAGAAAATGATATTTTATGTGGTTTATTCTTTAGCCCAAATAAAGGAAATTTTATTCCATCAAACTTTGTAGTCATTTAGATCACCCCAACTAGGACCGACTTCAAAATCTACTCCTATTGGGCATTTTGGAATTTCTATTCCTCGTGGTTTTTGTAAAAATCCTTGTACATTAGTTACCCACTCATCTATATAATTATCTTGTACTTCAGCCACGATAGAATCATGAACTACTGTAAAAGGAATCATAACTTTATCATATTTATTTGTTTTAATCCAATTAATTGTATCAATTACTCCAAGTACATTAATGTCACTTGCTACACTTTGTACTAAGAAATTTACACCACTTCGGACAGCGTGTTTTGCTACTCCTTTGTTTGGACTTTTACTTTCTGGTAATCGTCTTTTTCTTCCAAAATAACTATAAATATAAGCATTATTCTCAATAAAGATATTAGATTGGTCAATCCATATTTTTAATCTAGATGCTTCATTAAAATACTTAGAAATAAATTGTTTGGCTTGTGGAAAAGATATATTAGCAGTTTCAGCTACTTTTGCTGGTCCTGCTTGATACATTATACCAAAAGTGATTGCCTTTGCATATTGTCGTTGATCAGGATAATCTGTCTTAACCTCATCAATCCTACATGATAAATTAAATATTTGTTTTGCAACATAAGAATGAAAATCAAGATTTTCAATAAAAGCCCGTTGAAGAAAAGAATCTTTACTTAGTGCAGCGGCATAATAAACTTCAGCTGTTTTTAAATCGCATTGAACGATCTGGAATCCTTCTCTAGCTCTAAATAACTTTTTAATATCTTTGTTATCTCTTGGAATATTTTGATAATTCAGAGTTCCTGAACTACTAAGCCTTCCACTAGTTGTTCCATGTACATTAAAAGATGACCTAAGACGATAATCTTTATCTAACCCATTTAGAATATTTCTAATATAAGTATTACTGAGTTTAGTTTTTTCTCTTAAATCGAGAATAGCATCTGATAAAGGATGAACTAATTCAGCTAAAACTTCTTTATCCGTAGATTGAGCACCTGTAGCAGTCTTTTTAGTTGATCTTAATTTTAAAATATTAAAAAATACTTCTCTAAGTTGTAATGTACTATTCGGATTGAATGTTTTTTCGTGAATTCTTTCAAATCTTTTTACGCTTTCATCCATAGAAATTTCATTAATACATTCTTCTATATCTATTGCGTAATTGTCTTGTAAATCTTGTGCATGTTCTATACTAATTGGACCACCGTTATTTTCCAACTGTGATAACGCAAGAGTAGCGGGTTTTAAAATTTCTTCATAAAGTTTATCAAATTTGTCATTCTCAGTTACTAAAGGATAAAATTTATTAAATAACTGAAAAGTTCCATCTGCATCTTTACAAGCATAAGGAGCTAATATATCAACTGGAAGCATACCATAATTAAAATCTTCCAGTTTAATTTTGTTTTTCCTAGCAAATGTCTTTTTATAATCGTCTAATTCTTTTTCATAATCTCCAAGATCAGTAAATCTCATTGCTAATTGTTTTAAACCGTGAGTTCCAACTGCCTCTTCTAAGCAATAATGTAGAAGCATAGTATCTTCAAATTTTGGAAATTCAAATCCGAATTCATATTTTAGAAAACTCATATCAAATTTAGAATTATGAAAGATACAAGTTTTTTCTCGAAAAACTTCTGCAAGTTCATCAATGAATAATTCGGCTACTTCTGCAGTTACATATATTCCCTCATGTTCTTTGGTACTCAGAGCTATACCTAATACAGCTCCTTTCCTGGGAGAAAGAGATGTAGTTTCAATATCAACTACTATTCTATCACTTTTTTGTAATATTTCTAAATAAGGAATAAACTCGGATTGAGTATCTATTACTTGATAATGTTTGTCAAATTTAGAGGAATCAATAGTTCCATTTATTACTTTTTCTATAGTAGAAAATGCTTTTTTAATATCATCCTGATATTGAGGTTTAAAAACTGTTAAGTTTGGATGAATAACAGGAACATAGCGTTTTTCTACAAAAACTCCATTATATTTAGTAATTCCAGTTAACCCACAAACATATTTAAGAGATTCTGCCCCAACAGGACATACAATTTGGTATTTTTCTAATTCTTTAAAATCTAAGTCTACATCTTTTTTAAGAATTTTTTCTTTTTCTTTTGAACATAAGAAGAGTGTGTCATATGATCCAATCTTTTTGTCATAATCGGATAATACTCTGGCGGGATTTTTTTCAGATGCCGAAGCAAATATAAATGCAATTGTGTTAGTCATGTTTTTATTATACCCTAAAATTAAGAAGTTGACAAGTAGTATTTAATCTCATCTGCGGTTAAAGCTCCTGGGTCTTTATGAGATGGTAATTTAATTATTGAAGTTTGAAAATCAAACTTTTCCAACAGATGACTTATTTTTTTGGCTGCTAGAAGGCCAGCAGAATCTCCATCCATCATTACTTTTACTGACGTGATTCCTAGTTTATCTAATAATTCTATCTTTTTATCTCCAAAATTTTGTGTTCCAAAAGTACAAAGAGTATTATGGTATCCATGTTGCCAAAGATTCATCATATCAAATAATCCTTCAACTATTATAACTTCTACCCCTGCTTTAAGTTTATCAATTGGAAATAGTATATTATTTACTGTAGCCCCTCCTGGTCTACGCATATACTTCGGTTTATCTTGTTTATTATTGAATCTATATCTTCCTTCAATAAATCTTAGTTTGTTAAATTGATAAATTGGAATACAGATATAGTCAGTTAATCCGTATTGGTCAGTAAAAAAAGCATCAAATTCAACCATTGTGCGAGTAGAAATATTTTTATATTCCCCTTTTGCTGGTCGTCTAATTGATGGCATGTTAATACTGCCTTTTTCTATTATCTTTTTAAGTTTTTGTTTAACTTTTAATATCCTATAAGGTTGCTTTGTATCAAGAGTGAGATTAGTAGTAACTCCGATACTCTTTAGAAATTTATTTTTTCCTCCACTAAATCCACAACTCCAACAGTGAAAAATATTATTATCCAAATTATAACTTAAACTTGGGTTTTCATCATTATGATTACCCCCAGTACATTTAATAAGGATTTCACTTGGATTATTAGTTTTTTTGTAACTTACTTTATGGGTATCGAGTATTTCTAATAATTCTGCCATTTATTTTATAAATTCTGGGTGGTGGTTATAAGAATTAGCAAGTTTTCCACCTACTCTAGCTAATCGTACACTTCCAATTTCTTCAGTTCCACTATCATGTAATAATCTAGGTATAAAGTGAACGTGAGGCCATTCTACTGTTTGTCCTCCTGCTCTATGCATATTTACCCCAACGTGATAACCATCAATTAAGCCTTTATTTACTTGATATTTTCCTTCATCAATTGCACATTTAAATGCTATAGTAACATGAAATTGCTTATTAAGTTTTGGAACGAATAATAAATGTCCGTCACAAACAGGATATTTATCCCAAATAACTATACAATGTTTATGTTCTTTATAAACTAAGTTTTCATTTTTCATAAAAGGAGTTTCTTTATAAGATGTGTATTTATGCACTCCGTAAGTCATTTTCCGATTCCGTTTTATCTGATCCATATTTGGCAATTCCTAGTGGTTTTTCATTAATAAGTTGGCTATCTGCAGAAACTACTTTAGTACATTCCCAATTCATTCCAATATCAAAATTCATAGCTTTTCCATTTCTAATTTTAGTAGTATGAACTATAATTCTATTGGGATCGTCATTTTCATTAGGAGGAAAGAAATTAAAACCTCTATCTGCGCTATCTAAAATTCCTTTAGAAAATCTTGCTTCTCCACCTGCATCAATTTGATAAGGACTAAACATAGTAATATCATATTTACGACTCATTAATTTTAATGCTTCTGCAATAGCTATTTGTGATTTCCAGTCTTTTTGATCATCATACTTAACAATATTAATGTAATCTACAACTCCCATTGTAAAATTACTATGTTTACTATTAAACATATTACAATAATGGTCAATTCTATTTAAGGAGATAGCGGCATCATCGATAATAAAGAATTGTCGATCCAATTTTTCTGGCTTATGTATTTTAAACTCTTCTTCAAAGCTGTCAAAATTATAATCATTTTTAAGTTTAGATAATTTTTCATTAATAAAATCTGTCTTTTTATAAAATGTTGCACACTTACTCTCTGCTATTTGTATCTTTTGATTATCACTTAGTTTATTTTTATAAATATCAAGAAATGGTACATTACTTACAATACTAAGAATTCTGTCTTGAACTTCTTTATACCTCATTTCTATTGTAAAAAAAGCTACTGTACTACCTTGTATATATCTTTCAATAGCACAATTTAAACTAATAATAGATTTACCAGACCCTCTTCTTCCACCTAATAATACTAATTCTTGAGTGGCAAATCCTCCGTTTACTGCATCATATTCTGCACTTAATCCTGAAGGAAATAAGGTAAAATCTTCTGATGTAGGAAAAAACTCCAAGTCTGCAACATCATACAGTTCTTCAGAAGTTGGGATAGCATTATTCATGCTTAAGAGATGGTCTTGAAATTTATCAATAATTTCAATTTTTTCTAAATCTTCTAAGTCATCAACAAATTTGTCTAAAAATGTAATAGTTTCTTCTCTAACGAAGAAATCCTGTAATTGACTAACTAAAAAATCATTCTCTATATTCGGTACACTATTATCTTCACCCAATATTTGTGATTCAAGATACTCTTGAATAGATTCATCTTTATTAAGCATCACCATCTCTTCTACCGATGGTAGTTTTAGATGTGCTTTATAAAAATTTTCTATCTTTGAATATAAGCCAGTATTAGCTCCTGTAAAAAATTGAGGAATTAATTTTGTAAAGAAATCATGATTTTGAGTTTCTAAAAGTTTTCTGATAGTGACTTTTTGTAAATCTAGTGCCATTAATTACCGTTTTCATGCCTAATTGGAAAAAGTTGATGTCTAGGAAGTTCTCTGTAATGACTTTGATCTCCCATAATTGCTATTAGATAAGTTTCTCGTCCATAACGAGCAATATCTTCTTGATGTCTTGCTATTTCATGTTTCATAGCAAAAGATTTACACGATCTACCATTTTCATATTCCCAATAGATATTCCAATGAACATCTTCTCGACCTTCAAATTCTTCTCCGAATTGTTTCCGAGCTTCTTTAAGTGGTGATAATTCAACATACCGAGAACGATAATTTTCACTATGGTACTGAATCCACTCTTCATCGAATACATCTTGAATTGTTGCAAATTCACTAGTACTAGAGACAAAAACTCTGTCTCCAATATTAAATTTTACTTCCAAATCTTGAACAATATGGTCAACTTGCGCTGCCCCTTTCTTTTTTCGTGCTCTTAAGGGAACCCCGTGTGTCAAAAGTACTTTTTTAATACGTTGAGGAGTTAAATAAAGTTTTTCTGCAATTGCAGACATACTTTCCCCTTCCTCATATGATGAAATTATACTTAATTCTTCACTGTGAGTTAATGATTTTTGTCGTGCTTTTGTTTTTAATTCTTGAGTACGCGCCTGTTTTTCTCGAAATTCACTTATAATTGTGTCTATTCTTTTTGTATTATAAGCAATCCCTAGATGTTCACAGATTGATTTTTTTGTTTTATTTGTTTTTAACATCCAGATGGCTTGTCTTATTTTAGCTTCTGGTATTTCAATAGTTTTAGCCATAGTTTATATTATACTTTATAAAGAGAGGATTAGTCAAGTTAAATATACTTTTAGTTATCATTTTGTTGTAGTTCTGCTACCCTTTTTTCTAAATAATTTTTTACCACTATAAGTGATTGATTTTGTTCTGGGTTTTGTTCTACCATAACTTGTATAAATTCTAATTCTGATTTTAACCCTGATAGTAATAGATATTCATGACTACTTAGCATAGAATTACTCCTCTTGATTAATCAAAAAAAAACTGACAGTTAAAAATTCTTAACTATCAGTTTATATTCTATCTTATAAAAGATTATTAGTCAATAGAGAAATAACATTAATTTGTATATAACTATTAGATTAATGAGTTATTAAATCGTCATCTGCAAAATAAAGATCAGAAACGCTATTTCTAAGTAATCCTGTTTGGGTATACACATTAGTAAATCCGCTTCTGAATATTTTGTTGTTTCTATAGATTTTCTCTACCACAAAACTTGTTTCGTAAGCGACTAATAATCTTTCAAATTCGGGAGCGTCTTTATTTATAGAAGGATAGAATTTATCTATTAATGTTCCATAATAGGTTATTCTTTCTGCTTCAGGAAGTGATAAAATATAATCTATCGTGTTTTCCTTAATATCGTAAAGATTCATAAAGTATGCTCCCAATGGGAAGGTAAAAAAAAGCGGCGTATTAACCGCCGCCTTCTCTCTGTGATTTTAAGTAGATTACTCTGCCGATTTTGGCGTGTAATCCGCAGCACTTAGGCCACGGCGGGTAAGCACAGTCTTAACTCCACGTACAGTCTTACCGAAATGATCGGCAAGCTGCTCAACGGTTTGATCCGTCAGGCCATCGATTCCCTCGTAAGGATCGCTCTTAGAAGCCTTCTTGTCCCTTTGCGGGGCCTTGAGACCCATGCTGAGAAGCTTTCCGCGAACGGAAGCTACTGTCTTACCGACAGCCTCTGCAATTTCCTCAAGATAGCTTTCACTTTCGACCATAGAACTAATAATGCTCTCTTCGTCGGCGGTGTAAGTCTTAGGCGTAACCTTCTTCTCAGCAGGCTTAATGTGCTGAGTCATCTCTAGTGAGAGAGCCTTACCATTGATCTGGCGGGCGGTGAATTGGCCGTCTGCAAAAGTTTCGGCAATCTCTTCGGCAGTGTGAACGCCAGAATTATCCGAAAGAAATGAACTGAGTGCCTCAGTTTCCTCTGCCGAGAAAACTGGAGCTGCTCCAGGCTTCTTCGGGACTTCAAATCCAAGCTTGCGCAACTTCGCCGTTACTGAACGACGAGGAAACTCAAACTCATCACACAGCTCTTGAATCAATGCTTCATTGACTTCAGAGCTAGCGGCTGACTCCATACGGGCAACCATTTCGTCTGTATAATCAAACTTACTCATATAAGTATTTTCCCCTCTGTTTTGTAGTGTATAGTTGGTTTTTTCCAACTCTTTTATGATTATAACTTTATATTCAAGAAAAAGCAAGAAAAAAGTTAAATAAATGTGGTACTCGTTAAAGCTTTCCGTTCACTATATCTCTTCGGTTATCCCAATAATCTATAATTTTTATACCTAATTGTTGGGCCTTTGACATTTTGGAACTTTTTGTACCAGTATTAGCAGTAATCAAAGCGTAACAGTCTTTAGTGACTGTGCTAGTGACTTGGAAATTGAACTCAGTTAATATATCAGAGAGTTCACTTCGTGTCATATCTAATTTTCCGGTTACGCACACTTTCTTCTGGCTATGGGGTTGGAGAACAGCCTCTACGCTTTGATCCTGCGTTAATTGAAGAGGTAGTGTAGTTACCCACTCTTCATTGACATCTAACCACGCGAGAATGGATTCGACAGTCTTAGGACCAATCCCTGTTATATGTGCTAATTCAATCTCACGCAACCGATTGAACTGTGGGATATGGGCAACGATTTGTCTCGCGGTTCCTCGTCCTACCCCCGGAATCCCTAAAGCACCTAAAACCAAATAATATGGTTTAGATTTAGATTTTTCTATTTCGGCTTGAATCTTTTCCCCGTTTACTCCGAGCGTTCCCCATTCTTGCGACCGATAAAGGTCCGTAGGATGGTTGAGCTGTAACTTGGTTATTGACGCGGGACCTAAACCCTTGATTTCAAGAGTTTTAATAAAATGTTCAAGTCCTTTTACTGAGTTGTGTTGCGTTTCGTCACTACAGTAAAGCCTTGGGCCGACCCTTCGAAGAGCATAACCAACAGCTTCTTCGGCATGTCTTTGTTCAATTCTGGTACTGGTATTGAAATGGTTTAGAACTCTATTGAACTTTGGAATTACTCCACCAGAGCGTTCAATCTCTATGGTGTCCCCAAGCCCAAGTTTGTGGTCTTGTATAAATCCAATATTGTGAAGAGTTACGCGTCCTATTATGGCACCGTCGATAACTACTGGATCGACTAATCCTATCGGGTTTACCATTCCTGTGCGCCCAGTTACCCAGATCACGTCTTGTAAAACAGTTTTCGCAGTTAAAGTACCTCTTTCTTTTAAGGCTACTGCGAATCGTGGATATTTAGATGTATATCCTAATTGATTACATCTTTTCCAATTGTCTATTCTATATACTACACCATCTTGAGGGTATTGTCCACATAAATTTTTATCGAAAATTGTGTGGAAGCCCATTTTTTCAATGAGTCCCATTCGAATGGTATAATCTAATTCCGTTCCTAATGAATCATGAACGATAAAACGGATATTTCTGGATTCAAATTCTTTTGCTTCTTTAAGTCCTAATGCTCCGCTCACATAGTTTCTGAAGTTTTCTACTTCATTATCAGTCACGCACTCACCTGTAACAATAACATTATTATATTGTCCTTGAATATACTCAAGGACGCCTTTACAATAAGTCATTAGGTGAGATACATCATCTCCGTACTCTCCATTACCTCTGGTAATGGCTCTTTGGAATCTACCCTCTTGATAAATAAGAGTTAGATTAGTGCCATCAAGTTTTGGAGTAATAACATTAAATTCCGCGTCTATTTCTGATTTTTCATAGACTTTTTTAAGGGAATATAATTGATAGGGATGTTTAATTTTTCCGGCATGAGATCCAACTACTACAGTTGGACTATCAGGATCAGCCCATCCCTGGGCTTCCTCAACCGATTGTAATTTATCATATAGAATATCATATTCCTCATCGCTAATTTCAGAACGATGTTGATTATAATATGCTTTACTGTGTGTAATTACAGTTTCTTTGAGTTCCTGATAATTCATTCGTGCCTCTTTTTATTATGTTTTTATCTTAACATAAAAATTTAGCTTTGATCAACTTTTATTTTTCAAGCCTTTCTTTTAAAGCAGTAACTAAATTAACTAAGTTGCTCTTTTTATTGAGGTTTGTACCTTCAATTTGGATATCAAGAAGGGATTCGATGTCACGAAGCATTGTTTTAACCGTCATTATTTGTCGATTTTCATCACTCCGTGGTTTCTCATAAATCTTAAGTTGTACTAATTTAGAAATAACAGATCGATATCCTTTACCGAAATGAGTAGCTAAGATATTAACATCTTTCTCATCTTGTTCTTTATATAGCTTAATTAGTTCAGCTTCTTCTTCATCGTTCCATGCTTTTACACTCATGTTTATTCACTTTCTCCAAAATCAAACGATAACTGATTGTCACGTTTGTATTTTTTACTTATTATAGATTCTGCCTCCATCAGAAGGGGTATGATAGAGCTGACTTCGTCAGCTAGTAAGGCATACCCACTTTTTGTCGGGAACCAGTATCCCGTATCACCATCTAAGGCATATTCTCTAATGTGAAGATAAAATACTTCTCTAAATTCGTTGAGAGTTACTTTAACAATATTCCCATTAGGTTTTCTATATGCTTCACCAATTTCAATATCCATATTTTTGTAATTGCCCTTTGCCAATTTATATGATACTATATATTTGCATAAAAAGCAAGTGAATTAAACGGAGTTTAAATCCATTAATTTTATTAATCACCTTTGCTTCTCATGCAATCGCTATGGCATAAGGCCATTCAGCTTGCACAATGTTGCACCACGTAACAATGAAATTGTTCTTCGTCAGTGGCGCGTATTGTGCCTTTTTTATGCCGCTTTGTCAGCGGTAGCTGACGTCTCGGGGTAACGCTCATTCTTAAATCTTACTGGTACAGATTCTAAATCAATTTTATTGATAAGCGTATGGTAGCTGGTTGCTATTATTTCCCACGGATATAGATTTTTCTCCGCGTTTCTTAGTTTGTTTATAACTTCCTCTCTTTGAGGATGTTGAATCAGTTGAGTTATTTTATTTTTTAAATCTTGAATATCAGGTTCTAAAATAATCCCATGACCTCCCATTATAGTTAGGGCATCTCCAGGTTTAATTGCAAAAACTTCTGGAGAAGTAAGGTCTTTAAACATTAAGGCTGAACTAATTCGAATAGCGTTAGAATCACTAATAAATTCATCAGTTGGTCCTCCAGCTGTAACCATTGGGATACATCCACAGGCCATAGCTTCTTGAACATGCATACCAAAACCTTCGCCTCGATATGGATGAACTAGAATATCATGATCAGTGTAGAGTTTTGCTATCTCTTCCTGAGACATAATTCTATCAATATATTCAATTTCAGCACATTGTGTTTTATATTCCATTTGAATTACTCGAGAGAGCAAATCAGTCTGTCCATAAACTTGAGGACTATCTTTAATAATGAGTTTCACATTATCGTGTTGGGAAGTCGATTCTTTCCAAGCATTTAAAAGTACATCTAGTCCTTTTCGATACTGAGCATTACCGACATAAACAAAAGTAAATTTATTAACCGAACTATATTGTTGTGGGGTTCGGTTAGAAAGATTAAAAATATTAGAATCATACCCATTAGCTACTACAGCTGCTTTATAAGGTGATAACCCTGAATCTAGGAAATTATTCATTGACCATTGTGATGGAGTTATTAAATAATCTGCAAATTGCTCAAATTTATACTGCCATTCAAAAGGAATCTTGGTATATTCCCAAGGTTGGATATAAACAACTTTAGTTTTATTGAGGGCAGGCCATCTCCACATAGGTGGATAAGTATGTCTAATTTGAATATCTGCCTCAACTTCTTTGGCTTCTAGTTCTTTTAGAATCTTTAAAGAGTCTTTTTTTATCTTATATTGAGAATCGTGTTGATCCATTGGCGTAATAGCCAATTCAATATCAGGATATTTTTCTTTATCAGATAATCTTATTGCTATTTCTCGATTAATAATAGCTAAACTATGATTATCATAAAATTTACCGATAATTTCTACTTGTCTCATTAGTATATCCATCCTGTATTTTGTTGCATTGCTTGTTCAAAAACTACTTTCGGAACTTGCACTAGATTAGGCCATTGAGAGGGTTCACCCAGACCCGAAGTTTTAAAATCTCTCATTTCGTGATAATTCTCCATCGTTACTTTTTTCCACATTTCATAGAAAGGATCACCTTGTTCCGTTAAATCTGCGTGACCAATATTATTAATTTTTTGATGCAGTTTTTCTTGGGGGCGACATAAACTCCAATGTTTAATTCCTAAAGGAGTTAAAATAAGTTTATTTGGTTGGTTTTGAGTTATATTTGTCCAACGAGCATAAACGTAGGTGTTATTTTTATGAGTTGCAAATCCTTGTTTTTCTGTTCTAATAAAAGTACCATCATCATTCGCAATAACTAAATAATTTTCTTCAAACTCTTTATAAGGTAAAAACCAAGTAAAAGCAAAATCATAAGAAGTGTAATACTTTTCAGCAATTGGACAAAATCGGTTAAAAAAATCTGGAGCATTAATTAGCTCTTCATCTGCATCAAAACTCATAATCCAATCGTGAGTACAGTGTGATTTTAATAAATTTCTTTCATAATTGTCGTTTTCAATGTAATTATCAGGATTAACATAGAAATTATCTTCCACAATTTCTATTTTATTATCCCCATCAATTGCACCGAGTTCTTTAAATAATGCTTCTTCGTCAAAAGAAAACTTGTTACCGCTCCACGATGTTCTATTTTCATCGAGTCCTAGTACAATTTCATCTACATAGTTATAGTAAGTTTTAATACTCGCAGGTAAATACTCGGCATCATAACTAATAAGACTAATAACTGATTTCTTAATCATTTTTTCTATATCCTTTAATAACTCCCTCTATAAAGGCGAGGGGTAATCCAACTATAAATAAAGCTAAGAGAGTTAAAATCAAAGTAACTGCTCCTGAAACAAACAAAAGAGCAAATACCGATACTGCGATATAAATAACCCATGTTAAGGTTTTATTTTCTTCCATGTGAAATTTTACTCTCATTGCATGAATTTTCTGTTGAAATTCATCTTTATTAATGTAATTTGTAATCATATTATCTTCCTTTTAATGTATACGGGGTGTTGTTTTTTTGTCTATATATTCTGCAGTAACTACATATTTATAAAGTTTAATAAACTCTTCATATAATCGTAAATATGTCATGGCATACATTCTCATTTGTCGATGAGGGTCATCATCCTCTTCTGCATGCGGATGTGAACTGAGCCATCTTTGTAAGTAGTTTGCTAAATCTAAAAATTGTTTTTTCTCTACTGGTTCTAATGATTCAATCATGATTCAATTGTAGCGTAAAGAGGGTTATTTTCCCACTTTCGTTGTAACCTTTCTAAATTTCTAGTTTCTGCATCAATATTTTCTTGAGTTCTAATTCTTTTAACGTCTTTGCTTTGATAATGCATTAAAGGAGTGGGAACTTGATAAATTTTCCATCCTTTTTCTCGTACTTGTAAGCAATAATCTACATCCCGATTATAACTCCATTCATATGTTGGATCAAAATCTCCTATTGTATTTAAAACCTCTCTTCTAATAAAGATTCCCCCAAAAGTGTACCAGGCTACTTCTCTAACTTTATCATATTGTCCATTATCAACTTCAGGAGTTTTAAAGGCTACTCGACTTCCTATCTCAAGACCTGATCCATAGTGGTCGGGTTTTCCATTTTCAAACTTTCCCCCTGCACATTCAATATAATATTTTCCATTTTCATCTCGAAGCGGGTAGAGAAGTTTGCAACCAATAATACCTGCATCCGGTAACTGAGTTATATATTTTTCAATTTCTTCCCACCATCGTTCTTTTCCTACCATCGGAGTCATATCAGCATGAAAAATAAAAATATCGGTATCACATTGATTCCACAGTCTTTGATACATCATATCAGGACCAATACGTGAAATATCTTGTTCTAATATCCAATCTAATTCCCACGGAATAGTGCTTTTGAGTTCTTTAATTTCTTCCTCGAAGACATAGGGAGTTATTACGGTAAACATTAATAATTTTTTCCGTATTCTAATTTATAATGATCTACTTCTTCTCTTAGTTCTTTAACTCTGACTTGAAGATTATGAATTTCTTCTTGCATTTCGGCAACATTACGTTTCAGAATATTATTTTCTTCTACTACGCTCATATATTGATTATAAAGTTTATCATGCATCATACTTTTTACCTTCTGTGGGAATGAGTTTTTCTTCTTCTAATTGTGTTGTGACATATAATAATTGAGCTATTAACCATCTAATTATAAATTCTGGATCATCACTGGGTAATTCCTCAATCTGTTTATTAATTTCTTCTAATGTCATTATCTAATACTTTTGATAAAATTTTTCTTCTATTATTTCAGAATTGACTAAATTATTAAGTTGTCTTTTTAAATGGGCTCTTTTATCGTTAACTTTATAGATATTGCGAGCGTAAAAAATAAAATGGCCGTCAAATTCTTGTAATTTTTCTTTCTTTCTTATATTATCTTCTAATTTCCAAAGATCGGAATTAATTTTGTATAATTTACCTTTTAACTTATGAATGTGATTTTTAATAGGTAAATCTCCTTTATCATAAGACTCTTTATATAGTTTTTTTAATAATTTTAATTCATGCTCAATATGAGCAGATTTACTATTATCTTTACTATAAAGAACTTTTAATTCTAAAATTGTGAGTTTATCGACTAATTCTCCAAAAGAGACTGGGATTTTAATCATTTTAATAATTTTAAGAGTTCCTTTTTAATTATATTATATTCATCAAATTTTATAATGTCTATTGCTCTTAAGTCATATGGATGGTTGTCTTCCATATCAATTATTTTAATTGTATATCTGTTATGAATAGCTACAATTTTTCCTGTAGAATATTCGCATAAGGCATCTGCTGAAGGAACAATATAGGTAACAACGCTGTTTTTAAATATATTTTTTAACATTAAAATAATCTATTTTTCCATGTTTGTGGGAGTTCTTCTTTATTTGTAATTTCGATAGGTAAATGATATTCGAAGTCTTTAGATCCTCTTTTTTTAATCCATTCTATCATGTTTGAAAGAGTAGTAGTAATATTAATGTTTGCATTATAATTAAATTCTTTTTTAATTTTATCACTTGAACAATAGGCATTTTTAACTTCTCTGGGCCTATCTGGGATAAATATTAATTCTGGTGATTCATCTGTTAATATAGATATATATTCAGCTAAGTGATTAATTGTAATTTCATTATTATCTGGACCTATATTATAAACCTGTTTATTGAGATTCCTATCACTTTCAATCATATGAGCTAAGGCAATTACACAATCATTAATATCACTAAAACTTCTTTTTTGTTTTCCATCTCCGTAAATATAGATTTTTTGATTTTGATATGTACTATTAATCATAATAGCTGCTACATTTCGGAAAGGATCTGTGTATCTTTGCCCTACCCCAATAATATTATGGGGAACTGCCACTGTTACTTCTAATCCGTGAATATCACTTAAAAGAAATAACATATCTTCAGCTTGAGCTTTAGCCATTCCGTATGGGTCAACTGGTTTTTTATCTAAATTTTCTGTAAATGGAGGGGTTTGATCTCCATACCGTGCCATTGAGCTACAAAATATGAATCTTTTTACATTATTTTGTATCGCAGCTGAGGCTATACTAGTGGTTCCACCAACAATATTTTGTACGATTAAAGATGGACTAAAAACACTGAGTCCTTCATAAGGTAATGCTGCTGTATGAATAATAGTATCAATATTTTTAAGTTCCTCTTGCATACTTTCAGTATTACAAATGTCTACACAGGACCATTTAATATCTTCTGGGATGTTATCCTCATATCCTCCTACTAAGTTATCGCATCCTCTAACTACATGGTTTCTTTGTGATAGTAATCGAGCTAAATTACTTCCTACTAAACCTGCTATTCCAGTAATATAAATGTTCATTGTAATTTAATACCTTTATTAACTTTGTCAAAATCTGATTCTACCATCATCTTAACTAATGCTTTAAAACTAAAGTCAGGCTTCCATTTAAGAACTTTTCTAGCTTTTGTGGAGTCTCCTAATAATAAATCTACTTCTGTCGGTCTAAAATGTATTGGATTAATACACCCAATCATTTTACCGTCTTGATTATAAATTTTTTCATCTACTCCTGAACCTGAATAAGTAAGTTCCATACCTAGATGATCAGCAGCAATTTCTAAAAAATCTCTAATACTATGAGTTTCGCCTGTTGAAATTACATAATCATCAGGTTCATCTTGTTGTAACATGAGATACATAGCTTTAACATAATCACCTGCATAACCCCAATCTCTTTGAGCGTTCATATTACCTAATTCTAATATAATATTTTCGCCATTGGCTATACGTGCTAAAGTTGAAGTTATTTTGCGAGTAACAAATTCAAGTCCTCGTAAAGGAGATTCATGGTTGAATAACATTCCAGAACTAGCATGTATTCCATAAGCTTCACGATAGTTAAGTACTGAAAAATGTGCAAAAGCTTTTCCAATTGCATAGGGGGATCGAGGATAAAAAGATGTATTTTCGTTTTGAGGACTTTCTAGTACTTTTCCAAACATTTCAGACGAAGAAGCTTGATAAAATTTAGTATGAGGACTTTCTTGTCTGATAGCTTCTAAGAATCTCATAGCGCCTAAACCTACCACATTTGCTGTATAAACTGGATAATCGAAACTTGTTCTCACAAAACTCATAGCTGCTAAATTATAAATTTCTTGCACTTTTAAAGTCTTAACAATGTAGTTAATATTAGACTCTTCTAAAAGTTCTAAAAAAATAGGTTTAATCTGATTTAGAACTCCTAATTCTTCTAACCTCCAAGTACTATCAGTACTTCCACGTCTTATTCCACCATAAACTTCATATCCTTTATTTACGAGATATCTACTTAAATAAGCACCATCTTGTCCAGTAATTCCAGTTATAAGGGCTTTTTTTCTAATCATGTTCTACAATTTCAAATTTTGGAGTACAAAATATGAGTTTTCCTCCATTTTTTAAAAATTTCTTTTCTTTTTCAATAAAAATATCTCGAAATCCGAATCCTATAATAACAAAATAATCTGCATCTTTTCGTGCTTCGTCTTCGTGAACAATAGGAATTTGGCTTCCTACCATGTATCTACCTATTTTATCTGGATGTATTTCTGCTGCTCCTTTAATATTAGTTGGATTTAATCCATACCATTGAGCAATCGTATTACCTTTAGTAGAAGCTCCATAAAAATATATATTTTTACCTTTTTGTACTTCTTTATTAATAAATCGTACCGTTTCTATACGATTTTTATTAATTTGATTAGTCCATTCATGTAATCTATCAAGAGAACAATCTTCTTCGTAGTGTATTGATTTACCATAAGGATCACTATGTTTTACCCAAAGTTGATACGATCCTCCATTAATATCATTTTCTTTAAGTTTATAAATTTGTAATCCATGTTCTTCAAATAATGTAACTAAAGATTCATAAGTATAGTAAAGTAAGTGTTCGTGACAGACATTTCCAATATCATAGGTATCTAACATTGGTCGAGCGGGCATAAGTTGTACAACGAATACTCCATCAGGTGCTAATATTTGCTGAATACCTCTTACAAATTCATGTGGATTATCAAGATCATAAAACATAGCAATTGCAGTAATAACTTTAGCTTTTTGTTTTGTTATTTTATCCCAAGCTGACTTATGGAATAAATCATTAATTTGATACTCACTGTGTTTTTTTAAATCATCTTGAATAGATTTAGCTGGATCGCATCCTATACGAGTAATAGGTAAATCTTCGTAGAAACTTAATAATGTCCCATCATTTGCTCCAATATCAAGTACATAATCTCCTTCTTCTAAGGATACTTCTTTCTTTACTTCATTTACAATGTCTTGTAAATTATTAACAATCTTTTTATTTAATTTGGATTGATACCAATATTCAAAATATACTTCACTATCTACTGTCTGATCAAGTTGAATTAATGTGCATTCATTACATCTTACTAGAGTCATTTCGGCTTTACCTCTATGACCTGTGGGAGTTGTTGGAAAATCGTTTATATAAATATTTCCAGTACTAAAAAAAGATGTTAAATCTGTAGATTCGCATAATCTACATTTTGATATTTTCTTTGCTGTAATCATTTGGTTTTATCCCATACTGTATTTAATACTTCTTCAAAAGACCACCCATCAGTCATTGGAGGAGCAAAAAATGAAGTTCCATTGATATTAACTGGATTCATCGCACTAAAATTTTGTGTATGACCATCTCTCCAATTAGTCATTAGATGAATAGCAGGAAATGAATATGCTCCTAATGTCCACATAGACCCGCTATCTGCACCTATTGCTAACTTTGTTGCTAAACTAACTTTTATTTGTTCAAAGAATGATAGATTAACACACCTCACATATCCGTCTAAATTTGATAAATGTGGTTCTTCTATCCATCCGCAGTGAAAAACTATAAAATTATTATCAATTAAAGTATTTACTACTGTGTTCCACCAATTAGCAGAGGGTGATCGTGCTGGCCAGTGACCATACCCACTAAAGGGCCAAATAACTACACTTTTTTCAGGAATTAATCCTGAATTAGTTCGTACTTTTGTATAACCTTCATTCTTTTCAATAGCATCAAAATCAGTATCAAACCATTGATATAACTGTGGTCTTAATTCATCCTCAGTAAGAACTTCTTTAATATCATAAATACCAGACATTCGAGCCATTTGTTCAACAATATCGTGGTCATTATACCAATAATCTTCGGGTCTAGCATTTAGTAATGTTTTTCTATCATTATCTAAATCTCTAGTACTTATATCGCATTTAGATGCTAATTCGTAGTCATATTCTCCAAATTCACCCCATTTATCAGTAATTTTTATTCTGTCTATAAGAGGATGGTTATAAAATAAGGGTGCTGCATGAGACATTTTTTTATGAATTCCCCAGTATTTATAACTACCTGGATATTTCTTTTCGAAATAAGTTAATTGAGGGAGTCCTACAATTAAATCCCCAATTAAACTAAAACTTACTCCCCAGATTTTAAAATTTTTATTCACCTAACATCTCCAATTCAAATACTACACTTTTATAAAATTCTTCTTTACTTTAAACCACTGGAAACTGTATAAAGAAAACTATTATTAGCTTTATAACAAATAAAATAAAATGGGTTAACCCCCGTAGTAGTAGCAGGTGAAATTAATCCATCATCAACTAATACAAGTCGCAACCTCTCTAAAGTAGCTTCTGGAATATCTCTTCCCAATTCAATAGTAAAAGAACAAAGAGGCGTTGTATTAGGACTGTATTGAACTACAAAGTTATTTGATGTTCGTGTTGTTAAAATTTCATTATTAACAAGACCATCATCCTTGAAAACTTGTTCTATTTTAGCTAATGTCGTTGAAGGAAGTTCATAAGTCATTTTTTTATTCTTCTTATATAATAAATTTAATAATCATTAGTATTAACACCCGTTCCGTCTTCTTTATCAACATCATTATCTAATATGTGCTGTTGTACTCATGCGTCTCCAAAATATATGAAACATTATCAGAGATTTTTTGTTTATTGTATTCATCTTTCCAAACATTTAACACGGAGGTAGCATCTAAATAAGTATCACAATCAAATTCTTTTAATTGCTTAATAGCCCAGGGTTTCTTTAAGGCACTGGAAACTGTATAAGCTAAACTATTATTAGCTTTATAACAAATAGAATAAAATGAACAAACCCCAGTAGTAGTAGCAGATGAAATTATTCCATCATCAACTAATATAAGTCGCAACCTTTCTAAAGTAGCTTCTGGAATATATCCTCTATCTCCAAAAGAAAAAGCACAAAGAGGTGCAGTATTAGAACTGTATTGAACTAGATAGGTATTTATTGTTTGTGTCGTTAAAGTTTCATTATTAACAAGACCATCATCCTTCAAAACTTGTTCTATTTTATCTAATGTCGTTGAAGGAAATCCATAAGCCATTTTTTCATTCACTTAACATCTCCAATTCAAATACTACACTTTCATAAAATTCTTCTTTATAAAAAGGGTCTTTTTTACCGTAACATACTTCATATTTTCGTTTTTTTAAATCTTCTAAACCTCTAGAAAAGTATGCAAGATCAACTTTTTTATTCATTGCACCTGCTGCTTGCCAATAAATAGAGTTTGGTACAACAACAACAGTTGCTTGTTTTAAAATTTCAAATCCAGTATTAATAGATAAATGTGTAAGAGTATCGATTTCTATAACATCGGATAAATTACTATGTGTTTGAATCCATTTTCTTCCGTAATCCGTGGGAAGACTTCTATTAGGATCTCCACTATGAGTTTGAACAAATCCATATGGTTTATTTCCTACTAACTCATAAATTATTTCATCAGCTTCTTTTTTATTTTGATGAGATATAAAAACTTCAGGTGTATAATTTTTTATATCTACTTGAAACATATGCGTATAATTTATAGTTTTTCCTTCTTCATAAGTAAATAAGATATGAGTGAATCCTTCTTTAACTGCTAGTGCGTGACCTTCATATTGAGTGGCCGGAAATCCAAATTGAGTATTGTGATGTCCAAAATCTTGCCACGGGTCACTTAATCTATAATAAATTTTATCAATGTAAGGACAATTATCTAAAGGAGAGCTATTAAATCTACGTTGCACTACTATCGAAGGGGGTTCATTATTTTCACACCAGGCTTTTAAGGCTGGGGTTAATATTAACATATCTCCAAGTGCGTGGGGAAAAATAATTAATACTTTCATGCAGAATCTCTATAAAATAGAGTTTATTTTGGCAGGATTTCCAAAATAAACTCCTGATTGGGTAATATCCTTAGTTACTACTGCCCCAGCTCCAATTATTACATCTGTTGCACTAATAGTTATAGGCAATAAAGTTACTCCTGATCCTATAGTTACATGATTTGTAATTATAGTTTCTTTCCAGTTATTTGGATTAGGATCGGGTTTCCCATTTTTAAAAAGATCATTAGTAAACATAACACCATGTCCAATAAAACAATTATTTCCTATAGATACTTTAGTACAAATAAAAGAATGTGATTGAATATTACAATTATTTCCTATTATTACACCTTGTTGTATTTCTACAAACGGTCCTATTTTAGTATTATCTCCTATAGTACATTCATATAAATTAACAGGTTCAACAATAGTAACATTTTTACCTATTTTACAATCTCTAATTTGAGATCTATATTGAGTGTGAACTGGCATCAAAAAATTCTTTTATTGAGCTACATACATAATTTATTTCATCATCTGTTAAAAATGGGTGCATTGGTAAACTAAGTAATTTATCTTTCCAATCCATAGTATTAATAATCCCCTTAGTTGTTAAATTATCGTTTTTATAAAGCTCTTGTTCCCCAATAGGAATAGGATAATGAATACCTGTTTGAATATCTTTTTTATTTAAAAATTGTTGAAGTTCATCTCTTTGTTCAGTTCTAATAACATATAAATGATGAACCGACACTGTTGACCATTGTGGTTCTACAGGTAAAATAATAGGTAAGTCTTTAAGTTGTTTATTATATTGTTCAGCTGCATAACCTCGATTACTATTCCATTCATCGAGATATTTTAATTTTTCATTGAGAATAATAAATTGAATTGCGTGGGGTCGGTCATTCCAACCTAAAATTCGATTTTGATATTTTTGAGATGATCCTAAATCACGTAATTCTTTTAAAGATTGATAGAGTTGATTATTATTTGTGGTAATAATAGCTCCTTCACCTGCAGCTCCTAAATTTTTACTAGCGTAACAAGAAAATACTCCTAAATCTCCAAAATTTCCTACTTTTCCAATTCTAATTGTAGCTCCGTGTGCTTGAGAGCAATCTTCAATAATACGGGCATCATAAAGATTACATAAATCTCTTATTCTTTGAATATTAGCTGGATAACCATATAAATGAACAGGTACTACTATTACACTATCATAATTTTCTCTTTTACCTGCAAACCAAGCATGTAAATTTTCAACTTTCATTCCATAAAATTCATCGCAATCAATTAATTTTAGATCGTAATTAAAATACGAAACTGCAAGTGCATTTGAAATAAAAGTGTTAGCTGGAATAATAACACAAACTTTATTTGTAGGATTAAGAGATTGAATACTTAATTTTAATGCATTAGTTCCATTGGATACTCCTATAGCATATTCGCACCCAATATAATTTGCAAAGTTATTTTCAAACTCATCAATTATCGAATTACCAATATAATTTCCACTTTCTAAGAAATTTTCAATCTTAGGTAAGCAGTCTTTTTTAATTACTTTCCATTGGGCTGCTATATCACTAAATTTTACTATCATTATTTAAAATCCTTAAAATTTGTATCGTAAGTTCTTTTTGTTGAATATACGCTTCCTTATTAAATATCATAAATTGTTTAATAGATCGTTCAAGAGGAGATGCATGTTTAGAATAATTGATAGTAAGTGGAAAATCTCTATGATTTTTTTGAAATGTAACTGTTTGATCAACATCATTCCATAAAATATATTCGTTCCCTTCAAGTTTAATTACACATTCTCTATCTTTATAAGCATTATACCAACTTACATCAATAGTAGTATTAAATTTTTCAAAAGTTAAATAGCCTAGCGCACTATCATTTTGAATAGAATTTGGATTCTTTTTATACTCATGCCAATGAACTGATAACGGAATCTGGTCAGTAAGAGTTAAAGTTATTGAGAGATCATGTCCAGCTAAATCTATTTTAGCACTAATATCAGTAATATGGTCAATATCTGTATTTTTTCTACAAATATAAATATCATTAATAGGATTTCTATGTAGTTCTTTTCTTTTATCATCAATATATTGTTTTATTAATGAAACCCCATAATTATAGGTAAATACCCAATCAACAAATAAATAAGTATTATTCTCTTCAGCAATTTCATAAAGTTGTTGTGCTTCTTCCTCCGTAGATACTAACGGTTTTTCACAAAATACTCTTTTACCCTGAGAAAGAAAATATTTACACATTTCAAAGTGAGATTTTACAGGAGTCGCAATAAATACATACTGCGCATCTTCCATTTTTTTATAATTATTATAAGCTCCTGGAACTTGGGGGTCACATAAATTAATATCAGTAAAGCCTATTTCCCTGAGTGTTTTATAAATAAAAGAACCCCAATATCCTACTCCGATTAAGTTTGCTCTCATAATATTGTCTCCTCGATAATAAATTTAGCCCATTCTTCTACAGTGTATTTTTGTACAGTATTTACACCATTACGGGCAATTTGTTTTCTTTTTTGCCAATCCTTTAAATATTCTTCAATTTTTTCTTTAAATTCATTTTCATTATTAAAAATAACTAAGTCTTCATTAGGTTTAAAATCGTTTTCTAAACCATCCCAGGGTTCTGTTAGTAAAAATCCACCACTTCCCATAATTTTATAAGCTCTATCCGAAGTTCCTTCACGATTATTAGTAAAGTTTAAATTTATTCTAGTTTGATTAATTATTTTACAATGATCTTTATTATATTTATCTGAGAAACAATTAAAGTTATAGAAATCATAATACTGCTTTCGATGCTCCTTTAAAGCTCCTATAAAACTAACATTATATACTTTATCAATTTTGTCATAGAATTTATGAAAGGTTGGTTCATACCCCTCATGAATAAAATAGCTATTGATATTTTTGTCTTTTAAAGTACTATATACTGTCGGGGCAGTATAAAAAACTGAATTAACTTTATCAATTTTTTCTAGCAATTCCTGATCAACATTTATCATAGGGTCCATATACCATAAAGCTACGTGACATATATCTTGACAGGTGGGGATAACACTACTGTCAATTCCCACGCCTTTACTAAAAAGAAGTAGATCTGGATTTTCTGATACACAAGTATTTATAAGATCCTTATCCCGTAAATTAGGTTCACCAAATTCTTTAAGTTTTTCTTTAAAATCATAACGGATTACTTCATGACCTAATTTTTCAAATGCATTAGCTTGAGGAGTGTTAGTTGATGTTTCGGTAAATACCGCTGCATATACTATTTTCATGCTAACCACTCTTTAAAATCTGTCATAAATTGATCTACAGAAGCTGTGGTACCGGGATGCTCACTCATTTTAATATAATGTGGAAGTCCTGCTGTAACAATATGTGCTCCTGCTAACTGTGCATCGACAATATCAATCCCAGAACGAATACTACCCACTATAATTTCTGTATTAGTAATATCATTCATATCTAACCATTTACGTGTAGCTCCTACAGCTTGTGTAAAACTACCTCGTAACTCTTTAACACGATTTCCAAAAATTGAAATATAACGTGCTCCCGCATTAGTTGCGAGCATACATTGTGCTTCACTAAATATACAAGTACAGTTTACACTGATTCCTTCAATTGATAATTGGTAAATCGCTTCTAGTTCCTCCCATCCAATAGGTACTTTAATACTTAAATTTTCGTATTGAATTTCACTTACCAATTCTTCAGCTTCTATAATAATTTTTTCTTTATTTTGAGCAAATACTTCTACGCTCAAACTGATAGGATTAGAATATTTATCTATAAGTTCCACAATTTTTTTCATGTGATCAATATAGTTTCCTTTAGGTTCTTTAGCCATCAAGGACGGATTAGTGGTAATTCCGGTAATAAACCCTTTTTGAAGAGCAGTTTCTATGTCAGCTAAATTAGCTGTATCTAAAAATAATTTCATTATTTAACCTCATGTTGATATAAAAGTCCATCTTCGACTATGTGTGAATCACTGTCATCATCTTTATTAGACCATTCAATGATGTGAGTATCTTCTATTGCAAATCTCATATGCATTAATCCTGGAGAAATATGGTAGACATCTCCCTCATTTAAAATAACTTCTTTATTTTCTGCTCTACCAATTCGAAGTCCGACTTTTAATTTACCTGATAGAATATAGTAATTTTCATCTTTTTTGACATGATATTCCAAACTACTTTGGCTATCTTTATGCATAAAAATATGTTTTAATGTAAAATCATTAGTAGCAGAACAAGTTTTTATCCAGCCCCAATACTTATCTCTATAGTCTGTACATTGATGTATCTCTGGTATTTTTTGAATACCATATTTATTAGTCATCAGGGGGATTAGCTCCTTTTACCATCACAGATCTACGCGCCCATTCGTTAGCCCACCCAGATGCTTCATTTATAGACGAACCTTTCTGCATCCAAGCTAATAACCCAGCCATAAACGCATCGCCAGCTCCTGATTCATCAACAGGATTTTCAACTGAATGTGTTCTATGTTGTATAGAGGTTTTTGAATCAAAGTAAATGCAACCTAGTTTTCCAAATTTAACAATAAAATGAAGGGAGTCTATTTCTTTATATAATCCTTCTTTTAATTCTTCAGGGTTATCCCAACTAACATTTGATACATATTGTTCAGCTTCATGTTCATTTAATAGAGTTAAATAAATATGTTTATACATATGATGATTAGCAGGACTTTGTGAAACCTGAGAATCTAAAATAATTATTTTATTAGAGGTATTAATTAGTTCTATTAATTTGGGAGATAAAAGACCGTGTCGATAATCAGCTATTGCTATTACATTAGCATCAGATCTTTGAATGTATTCAAATATTAGTTCTGATTCTTCATCTGTAATAGGGGTATTATCTCTATCATCTACTTGTAAAAGTTTATGTTTATTACACCAATAACGGTGTTTAGTTGTAATCTTTTTATTTAAAGTTACTAGAGAATTATTTGTAACAAATTCATGACTACATTCTAATTTAGTAAGATTACGATGAACTAATGCTGCACCCCCATGAGTAATTGTTTCAGTATCTTTAGTAATTACTAAAGTAGGAGTTTCTGAAGAGGTTCCTAATAAAACCCCTTCAGTATTAATATCAATAATCGTATCACCGATTAGTAAAATTTTGTCCATAGGTATTTTGGTATCTATCATAACAATTTTTAATCTGTTCTTCAGTTAATTCAATTGGATTTCTTAATTTTAAAGCATAATATGTGGTTTTTGCGATATCTTCTACCATTACAGCTTTTTTTAACGCTGATTTAGCACTTGTTCCAACGGTAAAAACTCCGTGATTACGTAATAATACAATTCCAGTTGGATCGGAATATTTACATACTTCTTCTCCAATTTCTTTTCCACCAATTTCAGCATATCCAGAACAGAGAATTTCTTCTCCAAATTCATCTGCCATTGCAGTTAAATATACTGGTATGTTTTTTCCGCAAGCAGCAAAAGCTGTTGCAAATGTAGAATGAGTATGAACCACCGCCTTTATTTCTGGTTTATTTTTATATATAATTCGATGACTTTCGGTATCTGTAGAAGGTTTTAGTCCTCTAAAATGTTTTCCAGTTTCTATATTAACACTTGCTACATTATTAGAATGAATATCCTCAAAAAGAACTCCACTAGGTTTAATATAAAGATTTTCTCCATCGGAAACACTTACATTTCCTGATGTCCAACTTACTAAACCAAGATCATATAATAAACGATTATATACTTCACATTCACGAGGAGATGACATATTATTTTTCCTTAATCATATTAATAATATTTGTTGAAGAATAACCTTCTTTAAAGGGATATACATAAACTTCTATATCATTAGGTATTTCGTCTCTTTTTCTAACTTCTTCTGCTGTCCATTCTCCACCTTTAACAACAATATTAGGTTTGAGACTTTTTATTAAATCTGTAGTATTTGTAGAATCAAATACTATTACTTCATCAACAGCTCGTAATGACTGAACAATATTTTTTCTATCTTCTTCTTTATTAATTGGTCTTTTATCGCCTTTAAGAGATTGTGTTGAACTATCAGAATTTAATCCTACTATTAATTTATCTCCTAATAATTTAGCAAAATTAAGAAGTTCGACATGTCCACTATGTACTAAATCAAATACTCCATTAGTAAACACAATTTTATTGGTAGGATTAACATCTATTTTTGCTACTCTTTTAACATGGCGGTATTCTCCAAATTTTGCATTTAACCAGCTGTGTACAATCTGTAAACTAGTAGGATGATCAACTACCCAAGCCCCTAAACATAACATGTTTGCATTATTATGTTCTTTTGCAAGAGGTGCGGTTTGTAGATTATGAACTAACGCAGCCCTGATTCCTGCAACTTTATTTGCTACAATACTCATGCCAATACCGGTTCCACAAATTAAAATTCCAAATTGAGCATCTCCATTAGCTAGTATTTGAGCTGCTTGAGATGCATAATCAGGATAATCAACTTTATCTGTATTAAAAGGGCCGATATCTATTGGATTAAATCTTGAATTAAAAATTAAATCTTCTTTAATTAATTTTTTTAATTCAATGCCATTATGATCAGCACCTAATACAATATTAGTCACTTTTTAACCAATCTTTAACATTAATAGCTTTATCATCTATATAAAGATCAGCAGACGGTTTATGCCCAACAATAAGTTGATGATAAGGAATACCAAATTTTTCTAAATGATCTTCAGTTAATTTAGTATATTCAGCAAATTTTTTTGTTTTTGACCCACGAGCAGTTTGAATAATAATTTTATGACCTGATTCATATAGTTTTCTTAATCTATTAATAGCTTCTGGTATAGGTTTTGCTTCAGTATAATGCATTTCACCATTTTCATCTTCCGTATTAGTAACTAAAGTTCCATCTAAATCAAAACAGTATATCATCTATAAGTTTCTTTACTTTATCTATCGGGGGATTCCACCCATTATCTTTTTTTGAGTTTTCGTATTTAACTAAATGAACTGGCGTTTTTAAAGGATTCCAGTCGTATTTATATCTACGTTCATTATCTTTTCCTCCGCTTTCCACACATTCAGAAATTAATACTTGTGGACATCCACATAAAGAAGCTAAATGAATAGGACCACTAGAAGTTCCTACAATACATTTAGAACTAGCTAATACATCTACTGTTTCTTCAAGCGGAATATTTAGTAAATTAGTGGTTTTTGGTAGGGCAAGAGCTTGACCCTCTAAACCGATACAAGCTATTTTTAATCCATCTTTATTAAGTAACTCTATTAATTCGTACCATTTAGCTTCTGGCCAATTTCTATCGCTTGAATTAAATTTACCTGTTGATCTTGCGTGTATAACTATATCATAAGATACTTCAGAATTAAATTTACCAAATTGAATAAACTTTTGGCTTTCATTAAAAATTTTTAAATACTTTTCGTATTCGGGACCATCAGCGTGGTAGTTAATAGGAAATATTTGAGGAGGTATCCATATACAGTTTTCTAATTTTAGGCTATTTGTTACAGTATGTGCAAATTGAATAGCAGGAGTTGTATCCCACCCCATACATAAAGCTCCAGTGAGTTCTGTCCCTGGACAATCATATTCAACAAATACGTCGCAGAAATCCTCGTATATAACACTTCTTCCCGGTCTGCTAATTACGTTAAATGATTTAATATGAGGGTTATCATCCCTTAACTTTCTCAAATAACCCTGAAAGCAAAATAACTCCCAACCGAATTCTCCTATCCACGGTCCCGCTAATAAATGATCTGACTCTTTAAGTTTTTGGCCAAAGAAATCTTGATCTAAAAAGAGATCTGATTGATCCATTTTATGCTATCCACGGTCTTTTTAGGATAGTTAGACCATGACAATTTGTATAGTGTTTATCAATAACCCAACCGCTATAAGGATTTTCTAAAAACTCCGCAATTGCATGTCCTATACCTTTAGTTTCCCAGTGTGGGCATAAATAATTTCCTTCATCATCTTTATTATCTTGTCCTTTTTCTCCATAAAATTCTGTATCATGTAAGATAATATATTTTTTTACTTTTTTAGAGTGCAACATTAACTCTTTAGTTAATTGAGTATAAGTATGTAAACTATCAATAAACAATAAATCTACGCTATTAAAAGAAAATTCTAATGAGTTAGTTTGTATAAATTTAAACTCAATCTCATTTTCAGCAGCAATTTTATTGACTGTTTCAAGATTGAGTTTAATTATCATAGGTTCTTCATTTTCTTTACGATTTGGACTAAAGGGTTCAAAAGTTAATACAAATATATCTGGGTGATTAAGGTCTAAGGTTATTAAATGTTTAGGAAATCCACTCAATAAGCCAAGAGTACTTGTAAGGTCATTAGTACCAAACTCACATACTGTATCACACTTTCCCGCATATTTTCTTAATGTAGGAAGATGTTCATACATATCTGAGGGATACCATCTTACAAAATCATAAACTAAGTCTAAATGAGGTGTACTATCACTATCGCCAAAATCATGCATTTCACCACCAGAATCAATAAATTTATCTAATTCTTGTCCGAGATATTTTTCTCGGTCTTGACGAGTATGTATATCTTTTTCTTTAATTTCTTTTAAAAATTCTTGGGTGGTTGTCATAGCTTATTCCAGATATCTCTCCAATCAATAAGGGGAGTCATATGATATTTAGTTAAATGAGATGCTTTTCCAGGTACTGGACTTAAACATGGATATGATTGAAACGCTTCTTCTGTAAAATTATGAGGTGCATGCTTTTCAATAATTGGCATTGCTTTTTTCCATGTTTCAGCCTGTGCCATTAAAGTATAAGTTGAGCTTGGATTAGTACGCCAGTGACATCTGGGGCCTACCATTAACCCACAAGGTTGAGTATCTAGTGAATATCTATCGGGGTAATCATAAGGAACTATAAAATGTTCCCATAAATTTGAACCTAGAATTTCATTACAAACTTCTAATGAATCTTGAGTATGTAAGTAGTCATCTTCTACAATATAGTGAATATCATTTACTTCGTCTTGTTCAAGATTTTCTTTTAAGACTTCTAATAATTTAAATGTGTGTCCTCGATCTTGAAGATCGTGGGGTTCCACTTCAATAAATTCTGTATTACAAGTCTGAGTTTCTTTGATAAACTCTAAAGCACCAGAATTTAATTCATCGTGAAGAATAATAAACCTATCGTTTTTTGGTTTTGCTGCAAGTTGTAAACTCATCCAACATTTTAAAACGATTTCATCTTTTGGGCATTCAATCCACCGATCTACCCCACTAACTGTTTCTTCTTTACTTGTACATCTAAAATAAATAATCATTGAGTAACTACTCCTAATCCACAACTTCCTACAAATCCATTGTGTTTATATTTTGGTTTATTAAAGTATAGTTCAAAAGCAGGGCGTTCATAAAATTGATGCAACCATTCTGATCTTGAAATATACTCTATTTCTGGTTTTTGAGATATAGTAGAAAGAGACCATTCATGATAAGCATAAATAGCGTTAGGAAAAGAATCAGCTAAAATTTTAGTAATTTTCATACAAAATTCTTCTCTGTGATCAGCATCTACAAATACTAGATCAGGAATTTCTTTTATCTCATCTAAAAATTCAAAAACATCTGCTTCATAAAATTCAATAAACTCAGCTTCCATTGCCTTACTAAAAGTAGGACTCATTCTATGAGGTAACTTTTTATCTACACAGAAAATTTTTCCATTGTTTTGATTAGCTTCGATAGCTGATGCCATTAGAGCAGCACTCATACCTTGTGCCGTACCTATCTCAAATACGGTTTTTGGTTTATTTTTTCTTATAAGGGTATATAAGATAAGTCCTTCAATATAGTCTAAAGTTCCTGAACCAGCATATTCACCTCCATAGTCTTGATGACAGTGTATTGATTCAGCTAGGAACCAATTATCCCAGAGGGTATCATATTCTTTTTCTTCTTTTTCATAGTCATTAAAAAAATCAGACAACTGCTTTCGAGATAACGCATCTGATTTGTATTTGGTTTTGGTTTGTTTTTGTAATATCATTATTTGTATAATACTATAAATTTTAAAAAATAGCAAGTGGGGGTGTAAATACAGACACCAGTGAAATTAAAAAAAAGGGAGGTCCCAAGGGACCTTCCTTATGAAACTTTTATTTTGTCTTTAAATATGAAAGGCCCGTTCTGTTGCCAGGTGGAGCCTATACCCCGAATAAACTACGCAGCTAGTGCATAATCCTCAAATGCTTCATTATCGTTAGCATTTATTGTTTTCTTACGGTTTAGGTCGTTTGCACACCTGTCTCTCCATTTGCTTTTATTACACCAGTCGATCCTAGTTCGCCCCCATCAAGAATACATTGCCCATCCTGCCTATCCGATGAGAAAGAGTTAACCGTTGGGGCCTTAGGCATGGTATTAATACCCTTACAATGTATTCGTGGTGGAGGCGATGGGTACTGCCCCCATGTCCTGTATGCTTATTCTGCTCCTATCATCGAGACACTCAATTTCGAAATCTTCCATAACTTCATTAGTTATACTCTTAGCAATTAGTTCTATATCTTCATCTGTAGTTATACAAATAATTCTACCAATTCGTACATTTTTAACTTTATATCCCATATTAATTAAGACTTTAGTAACTGCTGTTCCTGCTTTATCTAAAATATTTTTTCTCAGAGTAATTTTAACTAAGTAGGTTTTCATCTATTTCAGTTTCCATAATAGATGAATTGGTAGTATTCCAATTAAAAATACGAAAATCATCTTGTTCTAAATCCCAAACAAGTTCCATACCTTTTGGATAATTTTGTTCATTACCTGCACCCACGATCTTAGCGGCTACAAATTGACTTGGTAAGTCAGAAATTCTGGCAAAAAACATCTCTCTGTTTTCACCCGACTTCTTTTTAAAACTTCCTTTAAATGCTTTCATGTAAATATCTCCTTTGATATTTACATAATATATTATTTTTTAGTATTTTTCCAGGTTTTATTGGCTTTATGAGGGGAGGATTGCCTTGCGTTTTTTTGATTAAGTTTTCGTTGTTTAAAAGCACGCAATTCTGCTTTTTCAAGAGCAATCATTCTTTTTTTCTCTTGTTTTTTATAACGAACTCTTCCTCTTTTGCGTTCAAGACGTTTTTTTTCGCCTTTACTTCTAAAAAATTCCCTCTCTTTTAATTCTCTTAAAGTTCCTTCATTATTTAATTTTTTTTGAAGGATGCGGTAAGCTTTACTTACATCGTTATTATATACTGTTATTTTCATATTAATAATTTAGATTTAATAGTGTTAATTGGGTATTTACCCACTACATTTCTAGTTAACACATTGTTTTTAAACAAAGCAAAAACTGGAAAAGTCGAATATCCATATTTTTCACATAATGAGTTATCAATAGCGGATTGCGATTCTTTTTGATTTATACCATCACAGTTCGCTAAAACCATATCTATATAGGTTTTTTGATTTTCATTTATGTAGAATCCAATTAGTTTAAACATTGTTTTTTTATTTGCCAAAATCCCTTAAATTTGTTATTATAGTTTCAAGATTGTCAATACGAGCGTTAAGTTCTTCAATATCTTCATGAAGATTTTTGATTGCTCCGTTAAAGTCGGATATGACTTCACGGATTTGACCGTGTAAATCTCTGACCTCAATTTTTAACTCTTGTCTTGATATATACATGATAATTTTAAATATAAACTATTTTTAACAATCTGTCAACTAAAAACTAATATTGAAAAGGTTAATGATGCCAAGAAAAAAATCAAATCCTATTATTTCTCCCTTTGCTTTTGGGATAGCCGATATGAACGGTTTAGTTAGAGACGCAACTTATGTTGTTAAGTGGGATGCCCCTTTAGCTATTTCATGGATGGAGGGTATTGCAGGACGTCTTATTTCTGAAACTGAGAAAAAAGCGTATAATGATTCAGCTATTAAAATTAATAAGTATTTGGATCATTTAGAAACAATGAGATACTATGATAAAAAAGCAGTATGGGGCGCTCTTGTTCCTACTCGTGTACCTGAGATATTCTAATGAGAATTTATAAAAAATCTCGTAATCCTTATCTTAATTTAATTAAATCTATTAGTAATATATATAAAGATGATAATACAAATATAGATGAAAAATTAACTGAATACGAAGTTATTTTTAATATTTTGAAACATGATTTAAATAATTATAAGTTCTATACGCATCCATCTTTTAATAATAAGTGGTATAAATATAAAATGATGAATTCTTATGTAAGTAATAAGATTAATATGAAAAATCCTTGGCATATGTTTGCAATTAATTTTATTCAAATATTTACTTCTACGCTTATGGATAATAAAACTAAATATCATAATATATCCAAAGAATTAGCCTGGTTTGAAAACTCTATTAGAGTACATGATTGGGTAATTACTAAACCAGTAAGGAAACAAAAATATGCCCAGTGAAAGGTGGATCAAACAGCGTAAAAGAGAGCAAGTTGGTAAGTTAATTAGAGAAAATTTAAATTATACTTCTGACGAACATCTCGGTCATTGGTTTGAGGAACACAAAACTGCTATAGAAGGTATTATTAAAGATGGAAAATTTTCTAAAGAAGGGATGTCATCATTAGATCGATTAGCATCTTTAGAAAAAATGTTATTAACTGAACATATAACAGGAGAAAAATACTATGAAAATGTCTAGTGAACACGATATAGAAGTAATGCAAGAAGCACAACATAAGTTGTTAGAGTTTTTTTCTTCTTATTCTGAGGAAGATCGTCTAAAAGTAGCATCAATGGCCTTAAAAATTACTATTCAAGTCTACCAAACAATGTTAAGTGAGAAAAATGTAGAACAACTTTTACACTATGTTATAGAAAATGTATCTGATATTAAACCTCTTATCCCAGACCACAGGACAATACATTAATGCCGGAAGGTCCAGAAGTAACAATTGTTACAAAGCAATTAAATAGTATAGTTCAAGATAAAGTTATCAAAGATATTGAACTTTTATCAGGACGATATACTAAAAAAGAACCCAGTGGTTTTACTGATTTTGTAGATGGAGCAATTAATCATGAGTCTCAAAAAGTCCTAGGAGTGAGTAATAAAGGTAAGTTTATTTATTGGATTACAAGTTCTGGAGTTATATTTTCAACATTAGGAATGACAGGAACTTATAAAACCAAAGATAATAAATATGCAAGAGTACGGTGGACTTTTGATGATAATACAGAAATTTATTATTCTGATATGAGAAATTTTGGAACTCTTAAATTTTATTTTGGATCAGAGTCATCGAAAGAACTGAATAAAAAACTTTCGGAAATTGGTCCAGATATGTTAAATGAGCCATGTGATGAAAAAACATGGCTTCAAATATGTGAAAAACGTAAAAATCAATCTTTAGTTAAATTTTTAATGGAGCAAAAAAATGTATCCGGTGTTGGCAATATTTATAAATCCGAAAGTCTATTTTTGGCTGGTCTGGCTCCCTATCGCAAGGTTAGGGACTGTACTTCGGAAGAACTGTCGCGGCTTTATACGGCGGTTAAAACGGTTTTAAAAAATAGTTACGAAACAGGAGGAGCAACTATCAGAAATTATTCTGATTTATATAATAATCAAGGGCAGTATGTTGCTTTTCCTTCTAAAGCTGATGAAATGATGAAGTCACGAATAGGTGTTATGGTTTATTCTCAAAAAGAAGATCCTTATGGTAATCCTATTCAAAAAATTAAATTAGATGATCAAAGAACAACATATTATTCACCAGAGGTTCAAAAATGAAGAAAAACGGTTATGAAAAATTACTACGAAAAATTCTAAAAATCTTAGAGGATAATCCTCAAGATATTGTAGATGAAGATGAAGGAGTTATATATACAGGAGGATTGTGGGAGTTAGTTTCTCCTAGAAATATTGATACAGACGATGAATCTATTTCGGAAACATTAAAAGCTGAATTACAAGAAAATCCTAGAAAAATTGGTTCAGCTAATTTAATGTATGTTCAGAATCTAATTGAAACATACTGTACAAGTAATCCTATTGTAGTTAAAAAACTTCCGAAAACTGCAAATATAGTATCTATGGATGAGTGCGTAAAGTCATTTACTTCTCATGTTCTAGATGACTTAATTGAAGAAAAAATAGTTAGGGTAATGCCACACATTAAAAGAGAACAATCAATTAAACTGGTTGTTGATAATACACGAGAGGAAACATCAAATGTCTCAGTCTGATACAAAAAAAGTTTATAAAGCTATAGATGAAACTGATATTAGTAATAAAGTTAATAAAATTGTAGATCAACTTCTTATACAAGAAGGTGCCCGTAATGTTGTTAATGATATTATCAAAGAAATTAAAGAAGATTACGGGTTATCTCCTTCAGTTGTAAGAGCAACTGCTAGTATTATTTATAAAAGTAATAAAGAGGAGATTGAAGAAAAAAACGGACAAGTAGAAGAACTTTTAACCTTTTGCCGATAAAAAAACCCGAAAAAGGGTTTTTTTATTTTTAACACCTTGCGCTCTAATAAGTGCAATATTTAATTTTTATGTAGACAAATAAGTAATATATGTTATAATACCTGTGAAGATCTGAAAAGGTCTATATTTTATATAATAAAAGAGAGGTAATATGAATAAAAATATTTTCTGTGCTTTAGTAGTAGCTGGAATTATTGTAAGTGCTCCAGTGCTTGCTAACGATGATAATGTAGTTGATGTTCAAGATACACAAGTAACCCTATTTGGGGAAGCACGAGCATTTGTTGAGGGAGGAACTGCAACAGGAAAAGATCCTGAATTAAAAACCTCCGACAGTAAACTTGGAGTTAAATTTAGTAATCAATTTAGTCCCATTGCATCAGTATTTGGAGAGTTAAGTGTTGATGTTGATATTAATGGAGATGGTAATGATGACGTTACTAGTAGATTCGGTTATGTTGGTGTAAAAAGTGACACACTAGGTGCACTTAGTATCGGTAAAACAGAAAGCATAATGGAAAATTATGTAAATAAGGGAGCACAATTTAAAGCTAGTGGAAATGGAGGTATTCAACAACCCTCAGATAAATTAACCAATAGTGTTAAATATGAAAAAACTACTCCACTAGGTGTAACTTTTGGTGCTCAATCTCAAATACTTGATGGAGCAACTGATGAAACTTTTGACCTATGGCAAATTGGAGCAACTTACGAAGGAATTGGCGTAACATACGCTGATGATGTTATCAATAACACAAGTTATTATGGTATTGGTGCATCTCGTAGTTATGGCCCTATTAGTGCTTCTGGTAGTTTTAGTGTCCAAGATACTACCACTACAGATATTATGGGTTATGAAGTAGTTGGAGGCTATACTATTAAAGAAACAATCACTATTTTAGCAGGGTATGGAGATACTGATGCTACTGGTGATGATGGTCTTACTACTGGTGGTGTTCATTATAAACTAGGTAGTGACGCTGTTTTATTTACCGAAATAGACTATGATCTTGATACAGAAGAGAGTGTTTATAGTGCTGGGTTAGGCATAACATTCTAATAACCTAAAAAAGCCCCGAAAGGGGCTTTTTTATTTTTAAATCGTAACAAAATTGTAACATTAATTTATTAAAAAGAGAGGGAAAATTGTTATAATGGATGTAACAATGTTATGGATGACAGTTGGTTTTTTATTTGCTGCCTATTCTGTTGTCGCAAATGATAGTGTTCAAACTTTGGGAACTTGGATTGCTTCTAATTCCCAAAGATTTAAATGGTACTGGTTATGGGTTGCTGCTTCATCTGTTCTTTTATTTACGTTATGGTATGGATGGTCAGTAAATGATGGGGATATATCTTTTGGAAGATTAAATAAAATTCCCTGGATTGAGACTCAATGGTATCATGCTTTAGCTCCACTTATCCTATTAGCCTTAACCCGAGTAGGAATCCCAGTTTCTACTACTTTCTTAGTTCTTTCGGCTTTTGCTAGCACTTTTATTTTAGAAAAAATGTTAGTTAAATCTATTATGGGGTATGCGATTGCTGCTGTAGTTGCATATGTTCTTTGGTTTGGTATTGAACGTTTAATAGATGAAAAAGCAGACAAAGTTAAAGAAAAAAATATTAAGTACTGGCGAATAGGACAATGGTGTACTACTGGTTTTTTATGGTATACATGGCTTTCTCATGATTTAGCAAATATTGCAGTATTTTTACCAAGGTCTGTTCCAGTAGAATGGATGTTAGCTGCATCTGGTATTTTTATCGTTTTTCTAGGATATATGTTCTATGAAAAAGGCGGTAGAATTCAAAAAATTGTTTTAGAAAAAACAGGAACTCGATATGTGAGATCAGCTACTATTATTGACTTAGTATATGCTTTTATCCTGTTATTTTTTAAACAATATAATGACATTCCTATGAGTACAACGTGGGTATTTGTTGGATTACTTTGTGGTAGAGAGTTAGCCATTTCTACTATAATGCAAGATTATAAATTTAAATATGTCTTTCCTATTATTGCTAAAGATTTTATAAAAATGCTTGTTGGACTTTTAGTATCTATAGGAATAGTATTAATTATACATTATGTTATTGTTCCTAACGGACTCTAATTAAAGTAATATTTAACTTGCTAATTATTTAAAATTAGTGTAATATAAAATATGGAATAACCCATAGGGAATTGCATAAATTGGATTCCCGATATTAATCTTGCTTATAAAGGAGAAAAAACATGGTTGATACATTAGTTACGCATTTTGACTGGGCGCCTCTTAGACGCCAAACTGTAGGATTTGATAATATATTTACGCTTATGGATAAATTTATAGAAGATTCTTATACAGCACTTCCAAATTACCCACCTTATAATATTTATAAATCTGAAGATGGAAGTAAATATTCAATTGAACTTGCAGTAGCAGGTTTTACTGAGAAGGACGTTGAGGTTAAATATGCAAATAATACTCTCTCGATTGTGGGGAACAAAGAAGAAAAAGAAACTGACTCTTTTTTACATCACGGTATTGCTAATAGGAGTTTTACTAGAACTTTTAATGTTGCAGATGATGTAATTATTAAAGGAGGATCATTGAAAGATGGTATTCTTTCAATTTCTTTAGAAAAAATAACTCCTGAAGAGAAAAAAGAACGAATTATTAAACTCGCTTCTTAAAAACCACAACACATATCTAAAAGGGGGCTTGCGCCCCCTTTTTTTATTTATTATGCCATTTATAGGATATAACCCAAAAGTTCTAAGATGTTATGAAGAATTAAAAGACCCTGTAGTAGATATTCCTACTACAGATGATTCTGCGTGGTTATACTATGAAAATGAAAATTGGGTTTATAACAAATTAAATATTGCATTATCACAAAACGTAGATTGTGGACCTATAGGAGTCACTCCTACTAAATACCCTGTTGTTGTTAAACCTATATATAATATGTTTGGTGGAGGAGTTGAAGCTAGAAAAATTAATAGCTCTAAGGAGTTGGAAACGTGTCGTCATCCAGGATGTTTATGGATGAAATGGATAGAAGGTATACACTTAAGTCACGATATCATAGTTTTAAATGGAGTACCCCTGTGGTCTATAACTTTTAAAGGCTACCCTATTGGAAATGGAATGTTTGACTACTGGGAAGTATCTATTCCTAAAAATTCAATTATTCTATATGTTTATGATTGGATAAAAAAACATTTAAAAAATTATACTGGATGCATTTGTTTGGAAACAATTGGACAAGAACCTACGACTATAATTGAGGTTCATTTAAGGATGGGAGATGTTGATAGGCTGGGCAATTACAATTTAATATCAAATATTATAAGTTTATATCAGGATAAAGTGTGGAAATTTAAAGAGGAAATAAATGAGTTTTATTTATTTGCTATCTGGGGTAAGAATAATGTAGAATATACTGTAAATACGGATATTGTACATAAAATTTGTAGTAATTTAACTAGTTATCAAATAGATGATCCTGAATTATTTCATCAAAACCCACTCGGAGGAGTAAGATTAGCGATACTCAATGATTACCATAAAAAGAAATGTGTTCAGTTACGAAATCGTTTAACTCCTTACTTTAAACCAGCTATTCCTAGTTATTTACGTAAAAAGCTGATAAGTTGAAATACTCCTTGCCAAATGCTGATTACTGTGTTACTATACAGCTAAGTTCAGGAGTATATAACAATGAAATATTTTAATTGGATTTTTAATATTGATATGAATAATTAATGCATAATTACATACATGATATAGAATCAGAAACTTTACCTTCTGGAAGGACGTATTTTACCCCTGATGGTAAATTTCCTTCCATAACTACTATTTTAGGAAAAACTTCCAACCAAGTTTGGTTACAGGCTTGGAAAGATAAAGTTGGAGAAGAAGAAGCAGCTCGTATATCAAAAGAAGCAACAGATAGAGGAACTTTAGTTCACGAATACGCTGAAAAGTTCTTTAATGAAGAAGAAATCTATGGGGATTTAGCTAAGGAATCTTCAGACGTAATCCAAATGACTAAAGACCTAATTAAATTAGTTAAAAGTGGAGTTACTAATATTTGGGGTCAAGAGTTAGTACTATGGAGTAAAGATTTACAATTTGCAGGACGTACAGATATGGTAGGCGAGTGGAAAGGTATTCCTGCTATTATTGATTTTAAAACTTCTCGAAAAAAGAAATATATTAAACAAATTAAAGACTATTTTTTACAATGTGCAGGTTACGCCTACGCTCATAATGAATTGTATAATACTAATATCAAAAAAATTGTTATTGCGATTACAGTGGAAAATAATGAACCCCAAATTTTTGAAACAAATGCTGTTGTGCATGTCCCTGATTTAAAATACAGGATTAAACAATTTTATAAGTTGAATTTGGAAAAATAATTATTGCTATGAGGAGAGAGGTTAAGTATAATAAAAATTATATATCTAAAAGTCTTGAAAACTTTTTTCTTTTCTGTGATTTAATTCCAATTGAAAGAAAAATTATTAGGGATTGTTTATCAGCACAAAAAAAATATGGGAAATTAACCACTCGTAGATGGGAACGCATAATGCAAATATATCATAAGTATAAAGAGAATAATGATTCAAATTACTGATTCTGCTAAAAAACATCTTGTAAATATAATTACTTCCAATGAGAAAAAAGTCAAGTTAGGAGTAAAAGGTGGAGGATGTTCTGGATTTACTTATGATTGGCAGTTAATTGATGAGGAATTAATGGATGATGAAAAATTTCCTCTGGATGATAAAAATAATTTATTTGTAGATGGTATGAGTTTGCTTTATTTAGCAGGTCTTGTCATTGATTATAACACCGATCTTTTCGGTAGTTCATTAAAAATTGAAAATCCTAACATTAAATCTGCATGTGGATGCGGAGAGTCTTTTAATGTTTAATATAAGAATTAGAAAAAAACAGAAATAAATGACTTTAGTTGCCAAATTTTACTAATTAAAGGAGATATAATATGGGAGATTGGACAAGCAAGGTAGGCGGCTGGATCAAAGGGATCACAGCCATCAGTCTAACACTTGTAACACTAGGAATCGTGTGGCAAGTTTTGTTTGGGAATAGTATTCCTTTTATTGGCGGCGAAAATGGTGATATTGTAGGTAATATCACTGATATCGTTGCTGGTTTAGGAAGTGCTGGTCTCGTTGGCCTAATTACTGTAGGTATTGTAATTTGGCTGTTCCGACATAATAACGATTAAAAGGAAAATCTTTTTAAATGAGAACTATCTTTAACTGGGTTAAAGAAAGGTTTCAAGAAAAAAGTTCTTGGAACGCAATAATTGTAGCAGCTGTCGCTTTAATCAGTTTAATAGGCGGCTTTGGTTTAATAAAAACCGCTACCATAGCAGCCATTGTTTGGGCTGTTATTCACTTCTGGTGGAAGGATAGATCCTAACCTTTCACTAGTACAGCCATAATAATGGTTAAGATGGTGGCTAAAGTCATTTTTTATATTATATGAAGGTTATGTATGGCTTCTAAAACTCAAGATGCTAGATTCGCAAAAATTAAAAAAGATAGTCCCGGAGTTCCACCAGAAACTTGTGCTTATCTTGATCGTATATTAGAAGTTGTTGATGATTTATCTAGCTTAGTAATAGATGAAAAAAAATCTGTAGCTGACGAGTTAGGTAGCTTAATTAAAAACGAAATCGAATATATACGATCAGCTAATGATACTTTAAGAAACTCAAGTAAATATTGGTATGATAATCATAAAACTTTATATTATAGAAAGATGAAAAAGAGGCGAAAATAAAATGAAAATAGCTATGATAATGATTGTAGTTATGGCAGTTGTTTTGGGTGGTTTCTACTGGTATTATCAAGACAGCCAAAAGAAATTAGCTGTTTTACAAGAAAATAACGCTAAGTTAGAAGTTTCAGTGCAAACTCAAAAAGAAACTATTGAACAACATTTAGAAGATGCTCAAAAAGCACATACCATAGTTGCAGAAACTAATTTAAAATTTGTAGAAGCTCGAAAAGAAGTAGACGATTTAAGAGGGAAATTTAATAAAGTAAGTAAACTTTTAGGTCAGCGAGATATCGGAAAACTCGCAGCTGCTAAACCAAAATCAATAGAAAGAATTATTGATAAGGGAACGGACCAAAGTTTTAGATGTTTTGAGTTACTAAGTGGAGCATCTCACACGAAAGAGGAATTAGATGCTGCTAAACCTAGCCAGCTTAACAAAGCATGCCCCTCTGTGGCTAATCCTAATTATATTGGGAATTAGTATTTCAGCATGTGGCAGTAGTGTTAAAAAATTAGATATTCTAACTACTCCTGTAGAAAAAGTCCCACTTCAGTTACCTTCAGTTACAAAAGTAAATTTGGAGTCAGTGGAGTGGATTTTAGTTACCGAAAATAATATTGAGGAAGTTTTTAAAGAATTAGAAAAGAAAAAATATGACCCAGTAGTATTTGGAGTATCTGACGCAGGGTATGAATCCCTTAGTTTAAATTTAGCTAAAATTAAACAATTAGTTGAACAGCAGAAAGCTATTATTATAGCTTATCAACAATATTACATTAACCAAAATGATAATATTGATAAATCTCATGAAGAATATAAAGATAAAAAGAAAGAGATAGAAAACTCGAATACAAATTCTACTTCCAATTGGTGGGAAATTTGGGAATGAGTGTTTACACTGCTTATGTAAGATGCCCAAAATGTGGTACACCACAGCATACTTGGATTAAAGCAGGTAAATTTTTACCTCACAATACCACTTTATGTGAAAATTGTGATATTATTTATCCAGCTGATGAAAATTTATTTCAAATCTTGCTAGCAAATTCTGTGAGTTCTAGTAGGTCGTTACTAAACGCTAATGTATAATTCTGCTTGACATTTGCTTAACCTTGTACTATAATTTAGTATAAGGAATAAGTTTATTTATATGAATCCTTATTCTAATGAATAAGGATTTTTTTTGTGAGGAATAAAATGAAAATTATAGAATCAATAGAAGAAATGCAACAATACTCAATACAATTAAAAAGTAAGGGTAAGATACTCGCTAATGTTAGTACTACTGGATTTTTACATAAAGGTCATATGCAGTTAGTAGATGTAGCTAAAGAAAATGCAGATGAGGTAGTATTAAATATTGACCACATTGATCCTTATCATCAATTTAAACAAGAACTTTATAGCTATGATGAATACTTGGAAAAATATCGAACAGAACAACTTGATAAAGATTTAGAATTATGTGAAAAGCATGGAGTAGACATTTTTTTTCACCCTGATATGCGTAAGGTATATATTTCACAAACTAATCAGATACATTCTAATATTAAAAAGTTAAGAAAAAAGTACCCCGGTGTCCACTTCGTAAACCCTGGTATTAGTAAATCAAATATAAAAGATTTTAATATGATGATGCCTGATATAATTATGATGGGACAAAAAGATATTTTTCAAAATTTGGAAGCTCAGTTCATGATTACCGATTTTAATTTTCCTATTAAAATGATAATGACTCCAATCGTGAGAGAATCAGATGGTTTAGCTTCTAGTTCGCGATTAGAACGTTTAAGTGAGTCCGAAAGGAAGGATGCTAGATCAATCTATGAGTCATTAAAAGAAATAGACGAATGGATTCAAAAGGGCACCTATCTCGATCATTTCGGCAACGCCATGACGGGACCCTCTATTCCAGACATTAAAGAACATATTCGTGATAGAATTACGGATGCTAATGGCTCTGTTAATTATCTGGTAATATGTTGTGCTATCACTTTGGAAGAATTACGATATTTTGACCGTAAAGCTGTTATTGTTGTTGACGCAACTTTTGGTAAAAATATTGCTTTATCAGATAATATTATTATTGAACCAAAATGA